TCATAATCCTGTTTTATTTGTTGGGTTATTGACAATCCCTAACAACATCAAGATATAAAACACCTTATCTACGTAACTATTAAACTTATTTAAATCCCCTAATAACCCCAAATCAATGAGAGCATCGCCAACTAACGCGGCAACGGCAGCCCATAATATATAGGATTTCCAACGGTTTTGATTATTCATAAATGACTGCACCCTTAAAGCCTTTTACAGCTAAGTCTTTAATTAAGGCATCTGCATTTTCCTTCTTGCTAAATGCCCCAACTTGCACCTTGTACAACTTTCCAGTTACAGAAGGAGTCGGTTTTGCTGGAGTGACAGGAGTTGGAGCAGGCTGTACCTTCACCAATCCAAAGTGAGAGGCAAATGCACTTACCAATGCGTTTGCTACTTTCGTACGATAATCGTCTGATTTTAAAAGGGCCGCTTCCTTTTGATTGGTCATGAATCCGCATTCCACTAAGGCAGCTGGCGCTTTCGGATGATTGATCATGTATAGATCTTCTCCATCTTTCACGCCACGATCCTTAAGTCCTGTCGCGTCGATTAAAGCTTTTTGAAGTTTCTTAGCCACTTCATAGCCTACACCCTGCATTTTATAACAGAAGGTTTCAATGCCATTTGCATCGTTCCAGGTGGAACCGGAGGCATTGGCGTGAACATCCAGATGGAAGTTTGCTCCGAAGGCATCAGAGGCGGCAGCACGATCCTTCAATGGAATGTCTGTCGCACCAGTTGGATTGTCCAATCGTTTCACAGCTACATCCTTGTATTGGGAAAACAATTGAACCATTTTCGTAACAACGGCACCATTAAATTCCCACTCATGCATACCATCAGGTGAGCGTTTTCCGGGCGTACCTAAACCGTGGCCTGCGCTCAATGAAATCTTAAACATAAATATCCCTCCCTTATTTGTTACTTTTATTTTATCATATTAGTAGGACTAATTACCTATATTCAACGTATAGCTGGACATTCGTCGACATGAACAAGTACCCTGCCCCATCGGAACGGTAAAGACCGATCCCTTTGGCTGTTCCATCTCGAAGTCTCTCTGCTACCGAATTATCAACTGTAATCCATTTCCCTTCTCCCCGCGCAAAAGAACTGAACGGTCCCTGAACAAACCAATAGGAAGGTTCCCCATCAGGATGAGAGGAGTAGTTGTGAGTATAGAGGGTTATCGCTTGACCTGCCACGTAACCACCTGCATTCACCCGGTAAAAATAAAGTTGAACCTTTTCAATATCTTTACCCTCCAAAGTGTTTTGGATGTCCTGATAATTGAATATCGCCATCCCTTTGTAGTTCCCCCATGTACCACCCGAATCTGTCCACTTACCTTGGTACACATAATTATTCTCGTTGTTCCATTGGCCACCGAAGTTTGGTCTCCAGTTCCCTGTCCACGTCGCTGTCCATGTCTTGTTTTTAAGTGGTGGGTCTTGGATTTTAACACCAATCTCGCCATTATTCCAGGCATAATGCCAATCTCCGACCGCATAGTTAGTAGCGGTTGCTCTCACTCTGAATTGAACATAACCTTTGTCTTTAGGCAGGGTGTAATTAAATGAACGAGTGCCGCCTGTATAAATTCGCGTAAACGATGTTTGATTATCATAAATAACTTCCAGTTGATACGATTCAGCACTCGTAACTGATCCCCAAGTGATGGTGATGGTTGCGCCTTTTACAGGAGTTGGAACATTCATTGTAGTAACGGCTCCAAGTTTTTGCGCAGTCAATGTAACTTCAGATGATGTTACATAGTCGCTATCGGAATATCCCGTTTTCGAACCCTTCAATTTAAAATAGATTTTTACTTTTGATGTATCGGTAACGACTGTATAATCAATGCCGGTGGTTCCGTTTGCTGCAAGTGTCATGACTCCAAGTTGTGTCGCAAGAGTCGCCGTACCCGCACTGTTTTTATAGTAAACCTCAACAGCATACGATACTCCAGCTAGACCATTCCACGAAAGATGAATCTTTTGACCTCTCGTAATGCTGGTAGGAACGGTGAAACCTGTAGGTGTAGCAAGTTTTTGTGGCGTTAAACTTGTTACTGCACCTGTCACCCAATCGCTCGGTTTGGAATGATCAGTCGGATCAACGGTTCTCACTCTTAGCTGTAATGAATTAATCGTCACATCCGTTGTGACCGTATAAGAATTGCTATTGTTTGTGAAAAATTGAGAAGCACCCCAAGTGCCGCTTCCTAATTTCGCTTGGAGTTCATAAGCCGAACCCGAAACCGCAGTAGCTGTCCATGTAAACGAACTGCCACGTTGAGCTGTAGTCGGATAGGTTAAACCTGTTGGTGTATCATAGGCGCTTGTCCATACATCCTTCCACACCCCATTGACCTTATTAGACATCACCATTCCTTGTTTCCAAACGCCATTTTTTTTAAAATAAGCACCAATGATTTCTTTTTGAACGCCATTTACCTTTATATAACCAGTCACGGTTTTCTCACCTCCGAGCCTTAGATTATAACGTCTTTATAGATAAAGTACAGATCGCCATCTTTTCCAACAGAGGAGGTAGGTGGAATGGTGGAAACAATGATATTGCGGATGAATGGGACCCCAGCTGTATCCTCACTAAGAGCCACCATCCGCCCTGGAAAGGTTCCCGCATTAATATCGGCGGCGGCATGTTTGTGAACGGCATCCGCTTTTCCCTGCGCTAATGCTTTGACTTGATTTACTGCATAAGGGGTTGCTGCGGTTGTCGCATCCGTACTATCCGTATTGGAGGACAACTGTACAATCCCTTTTGCCGTGGTAGAAGCCGAAGGTAAATAGGCTGTTCCCATCGTTCCCGAATTAATATCCGAAGCGCTATGTTTATGTCCCACCAAGGAGAATTCTGATGCTTTATGACCCTCTAACGAATCTGCATCGGAAATATTCACGCCAATGTTATGATTCATAATCATTTGTTCTATAGTTAATGGTGCTGCCATATCATTTCACTCCTTTGTTTATATTTGAAAATAGGACAGGATGGCGAATCCCGTCCTATTTCATTTATCCTGGAATAAGAGTTTTTTGATAGATTATGCCTTTGTCGTTATAATCTAAGGCATATCTTTTCGTATCAATAACCGTTGTCCCCGTTGTGTTATAATAATCAATTTTTATCCGACGATAGTATCCTCTAGCGTCGTAATTTTCAAGGGTTGTTTTAAGATAGAGGGTTCCGTCCGAACGTTTATAACTAACGGCTTTCCAGTTGTTATTGTTCGCATCCAAATCAGTGGATGTGATATCAAACATCCCAATGTCCTCATTATTCGGTGTGTATTGAAAGGAATTTTTTAGATAGTAGGAAATGTCGAATTTCCCTCTATACGTTCCTGTATTGTACACAACTATGGAATCCTCTTGTTTTTGGACGGTTACTTCTCCCACATCGGCGGCTTTGTCCGTGGTCACAGGAGGCAAGACGATATAATCCAATGTGCCAAAATAATGATTGATCACACGGCCGATAGGTCCTGCAAAAAAATCTGTGGAATAATGAAGGCTTCTATTATTCACTTCGTTCTTCCGGTAATACAAAGTATCGTGATTATGATCTTCTGGTTTGTATAAGGAGATGTTACGCGCCCATTCGAACCAGATTTTCTCTCCGCCCTTTAACGGATCTAAGAAACGGAAAGTTGTCGATGAATTTTCATCATACACACTCGGAGGTTGGATAACCCAATCCTTGTATACTTTCAAACTATTTGTCTTTGGTGCGTATCCTTTAGGGACGGTGAACGTTTGCTGCCCTGCCGTTGCAACGATAGGATAGGACAATTGCTCAAAAAACGAACCATTCGGGTCTTCCACTCCATCTGTTCCATCAAGAAACACGACCGACTTTTCAAATACTACTTTATCCTTAAAGGTAGCACCTCCCCTGAATGTTGCACTATTTGCAACCTCAAGGGTATTGATCCCAATATTCACAGAAGTTAAGTCAGTAACTTTAGGTGCCACTCCATTAGGAGGAACATTGATATATCCTAAGAGTAAGTGAGTATTTGGGTTAGGATTAGGAGATGGTGTATCTTCGCCTCCTATTCCATGTACGACCACATAAGATGCCGGAATTCCTTCCGTTCCGAAGCTATATACGAGATAAATCGAATCCACCCTTGGATTTCCTTCATTTAAATCATTGGGCTCAATGTCCACTACATCCAGTAAGTCTCGGTCTTCCTCGATTCTGACTCCACTAGGATGTATGGCGACACTGCTGCTATAGTCACCTTTTTTAAGACTAATAGAGAAGTCTACACTTCCTAAATCCAACCGGAATCCACTTAGAATAGCAGGGCCAGTAATATCTTTAAATCTTTTATTTAAAGGGGCGGACGTTACTCGTTCCCTAAACTCAATATCCACATATTGTGTCATCTATTTTTCACCTCTCCTTACAATTAAATAGTGGTGACTGAAGCTGGAACCTCATCCGCTTTTGTAAAATTGAAGGTCCATTTAATTTCAATTCCTGTACCTTGAACGATTTGCAATCTGACGGTCGGGAAAGTGATACGAGCGAAAATGGATCTCTCCAAAGTAGTTTCTTCCTCAAACAACATAGCAGCTTCGTTGACATCAGAATCAACTTCATCACAAATCAGAGTCTCCGTATAATCAATTTGGGTAGGTGTTACACGAGTGTAAGCACTTAATGGTTTGTCTAGTAATTTGGTGACAACATCTGTATCCTTGTCATCAACTGGTATCGGACTGAGTGGATCACCGTCAGGAAATGCCTTTGCTCCCCCTTTTCCCCAGCGAATGTATTTGAGCTTTTTCTTTTTTGCTCCTACCAGCAAATCAAGCAAAGCCGCTCTCCCTGCTTCAACAATCAAATTGTTTTTTGTTACAGAAAAATAAGTGCGTGTGCCATCTTTTTCAATCTTAAATGGTCGAACGGTGACCGTCCCGATACCAGAAAAACCATCCATGTATTCCTGTTTTTGCATGTGCTTTTCCCCTCTCCTTGGATTAAACGGCGAAATAAGAAATTCCTTCACCAGATACACTGGATGTCAGGTAGATTAAATTCGTATTTGATACTTCAATGGTGACGGCATCTTTCGCTTCCAGTTCAGCTCCGAATACACTTTGTGTTACATCAGAACCACCGATAAAGATGGAACCAGTGTTGTCTTTTAGTGCCACAATCGTCACCTTCGTACAGGCATAGCTCGGAAGTTGCACTTTAGTTCCGGCCGTGGAGACTGATTGTTTTGCTCCTTTAAAGGTCGTGGCCCCCGTTACAAAGACTTTCGCCGGATTCGTGGTACTGAATATTTCAGTCCCAGAACCATTTACAGGTAATGTCTTTACACTTCCGTTAGAAGTCAAAGAAACAGAATTGGTTCCATCTGACAAAACGGTCCGCCCAATTACTTGGTTACTTGCACTCAATACGGTTTTGACTTCCCCATTATCGGTGACATTTATATCTTTATATGAACCGTCTGTTGCCTTCCCTTGTACACCTACAAACAGTCTTCTGATCCCTGTGAGTAAGTCCGTCAATGGAAATTGAGCCATGTTTGTCCCTCCCTACGTTTAATAAGCTGTTATATCAAGTAAATAAGCGATTAACGATTGCATTCCTAAACTAGTGTCTACAACATACGCCTCTTCCAACAAGTAATCCTCGTGAATGATGTCGTCCTCATCAAACATAGGGATCATCGATTGATCGCCAATGTAGATAGGCAAAGTGAAAAGTGACACTTTCGATAGGTCTTTCGACCTACTTTTATAATACAAGTTTCCGCTTCCTATTGCATTATGTAGGAAGGAAATTGTTCCTTGTTGTTTATTATTCGCAACAGATTCTATCAATCTATACGTTCCATCGATTCTTAATGCACCATATAATTCGAAGGAGGTTGTTGTATCTTGGTTTGAATTAACGGAGAACGTAATCGTTTCAGCCGATAAGTCTTTGTTGGCATGAAAGTTCCTAGGAATCATTAAAGAATAGAATTTAACTGCTACTTGGTCATCGCCTTGTGTTTCATCCCAGTTCGCACTATGTTGTTGGATACCCACAATCTCAGGCTTCGGTTCCGCATCATAATCCAAGGTTTGGTTATAAAAAAAGGTCGTATCATACGTACCGAATAAGTCGAATGGATTGTCGTGAACTTTTAAGGTCAACTTACTGACTTTTGATGTTTCCTTATTCCTAATGGGGTCCGTTCGATTCACATGATAAATCGGCTTTTTCTTCATCATAATCGGCATTTCATCCAAACGAAGAACATCATAAAACAACATATAATCCGTCTGGGATTCCTTGATCTCATTCAATAATGTCCGCACGATATTGGTTTTTGCTTTTTCTGGAATCAACTCTTCAGGCAAAGTCACCAAAAATTTCAACGGTGATATTGTCCAGTCTTTATATAACTGCAATTTAGCCTCTGAAATTGATGGGCTTTTCATATCTTCAATCGAAAAGGTATCCCATTTGGTCGCCAGTCGGATACTCTCTTTTAACGCTCGAATGGTTAGATTTCCTTGGAAGGCTCGAATATAGGCTTCCAATACATCGCGGTATTCAAAGCGGGTTAAGAGAGAACCCGGTTTTAATTGAAACCGACTGCCGAAATTCTTTTCCAATGTATAGTCGTTTATTTTCATATCAAACGCATGCAGATAACGAAGGACTTGTTTGTTGGATTGAACAAAGCTCGGCAATAAATACAAGCGATTGTTACGAATGAAATAATCGGTAAACATTTTTAGCGGTACCGTATCAGTGAAACTAATCATCAACCTCATACTGTATACGATAGGGTCATCCGTTTGATTCTTTTGAGAAAAACTGAAAGAAGCATAGAGATTATTTTTATCCATGTATGCCACTTGATCTTCGAAGTTCATCCCAGAAAGGATCTCAGCTGTCTGAACACTATAAAAAGCATCTTCTATATCGACCTTAAAATAGGGGATAGTGCTGACGGTTCTTGTCGTTGATATAAATTGACCATCCTCTGTTTCCCGGTAAACATTCCACGCATAGTCAATGGTTTTGGCATACACGTCATAAAGTTTTAAGAGAGAATTATCCACCGGAAGAAAATCGCGATAAAAACTGGGAAGACTATATAATAGGTTCTCAGATTGTTCCTTGCTTAACATCTGTGCACCTCCTTTTTAATTCTGAACCTCGTAATCTATTGGCGTACCTTTAGAAAGTTCGGATAACCAACTAAAGAAGTCTTTAGTCGTTAATCCGCCTACGTTATCAGTCGTGATGACATATAGTATGGTGCAGCAATAAATTGTTAAGTGGAGGATATTATCCGTCACATAATCATCATCGTTGTCCACATTCGGATTGGAGATGGACTCAAACAGTTCAATTAGGTTTTGCAGTTCCGTATCGGTATAAGTGACATCCTCGTAGATGCTTAAGTTGCCAAGTTCATAATACGCATTTTCTTTAGCCACCCATTTAGAAGGGGACATCCGCTGAATGGAATTGACATAGGCCAACATGGTTTTGGCTAAGCCGAAGAAGTACACTTTTTTACCCCATTCGTGATCCTTATATGACAAAGTTTTCCATGCATCCTTTTCTACATTTTGAACAGTTAACAAATGCATGACATCAAAAAAGTCATACACCGTGACGTTATCCCTGAAATAAGGAATCCATTCGGTAAAGTAAGTGGAATTTGCCATGATTTCATCAAGGAAATCTCTTTTTTCTTGATTCATGCAATAATAAAGATATTTATTATCGTAATCTGTTACCATGAATTGAGTAGGCAAACTGATGTAATCGACTTTCGAATCGATGCTATCACTGCCAAAATCATAGATAGGTTCCGTAAAATCGGAGGTTTGCAGTTCCGAACCCATCTTCAATTCATCAATCCAATTGTATAGACGCTGCCTTATCACACTCTTGTCTTTTTCTTGAATACCTGTATAGGACTCCAATTTAAGAATAGCTGCACCCTGCACGGTTTTTTTAATGGCTTCTTTTAGCAGTACGTCACTTGCTGGAGGACGATTATCCTCTGTGTATAAGGCGGCGTTAATATCTTCAAACAACTGATTGTAACGGTATCGGACCGTTACGGTATCGTTTACCAGGAGGCGGTCATCAATAATAATCGCCCAGGATGATTCATTGACCGTCCCCATCGTTTCCGTATCTTCGTCCTTCATTAAGAGAAAGTCCTTTACCTGAAAGAAAGATGGATCTAGTTTGGGATCCGTGTATCTGGATGAGGTAAATGTTATCTCCAAAATGTCGTGAGTTGGATGGTTAGATAACGGAACAAAAAGCTCCTCGCTTGCATTCTTCTCAATCGTTAAGGTTTCAGTTACTTCCGTCAGTTTCTTCCCTCTGAGATGCAAGTCGACTTTACCTCCCCAATGCACGTCGGGGGAAAGAGTTGAAATGATTCTATCTGCCGGGAGAGTGCCAATAACATCTCTCTTCATAAGTGGGTGCCCGAATCCTGCCACAATGACATCCAACACTTCTGGAAACTGTTTAGCAAAAGCCACCCATCCTCTTTCTACGCCTAAATTTGGTGTTCCGGCTGTTTCCTGGATACGGTCAGCCAGTTCTGTGTTGGTCTCCTTAGCTTTCCCCCCTTTAAAGGCGGCGTCATTGGAAACACCTGTAAGATGATTTAAAGGCGTGATAACAGTTGTAATCTCCCCTGATTCCACGTTGTAATCTGCTCCTGGATTTTCGGATTCAAACAGAACAGGGATCTGGTAAATGAACTCATCAGGATTGTAATAACTTGATAAGTCATTAATATTGAGAACAACGGTACTAATACTTTTAAAGTATAGGCCTTGCTTGCTCTGAACCTCTGTGCCAGCAGGTATTTGAATGGTTCCATTTGCGGGAATGTCATCAAATGTCATCGTGACATAGCCTGTGGCATATTCTCCTGCTTGCCGGTAGAAAAAATATCCTGCCGCCAATCGATCCATTTCTTCCTCAGTCATATCTTCTGCATTATCAAGGCTTTGAGTTAATTTGATTCTGTCCGCCGCGTCCATTAAAGGTGTTAGCAACTTTATATGAGGTAACCCAAAGGTCTCCATAAATGCACCATGTTCACTAAGGTCAAGATTTGGGAACTGAACCCGCAGTAGTTCTTCCATATAGTTAAGAACCACTTGTTCTTTCACTGACAAATCATTGATCGCCATATCATTACCTCCTTTTTATAAACCAAATCCCAACTGGAAAGTCTTTGATTCGTCTACCGTCTCAATCTTTAAACGAACAATCACCAAAGTGGGGTTCTGAGTGGAACGGTAAACATCTTCCACCATTAAGGATTGTAAAATCTCATCTGAACTTAGGTCCCTAATAACATTTTGTTGGTCATCGAGGTAACCATCTTCAACATTAGAAACGGAAATTCTAATCTGATTAAACAACGATTCATCATCAGCCACATAATCCATGGCATCTCTCTTGATGGTCGTTCCATACGCATCATCAAAAACTGACGTTCCCAGCTCCGTAAGAAAATCCTTTACCACTCGTTGCGCCACTTTCGCAATACCGGTAGGCTGTTGGAATTGCCCATTTTTATTTAGTATATCAACAAACCATCCCAAGCCGCCGCAAACCGGGCAATCTGCCGCCCGATATATTTGGTATCCAGCATTCGAAAATCTTACTTCTGCGGTCACTTGATACTTCTTGGGTGGCTTTACATTCCACTGGATTCGATTATGCAAAATAGGAGCGTAAAAGGTATCTGGCAATGGGTCGGATATTGTTTTCCCTTCTTGAAAATACTTAGAAAAATCTACAAGGAACTGCTTTTTGTCGTCATAATAGACTTCTCCGGGGTCCTTGTCGTCGTATGTTTGCTCGCTCTCAAGATTGTCATAGTAAGCCTCCACAATCTCCACTACCTCGTCGTATGCAAGTACACGGACTTCCTGAATCTTTATGATGGCTGCCCCATTAGTCAGAATCTGGATTTGTTCATCATTGCTTTCAATAGAGAAGGTACCAACCTCGCCTTTGTTTTGAGCCTTTTTGATTTGATGGTCACATAAATGAAAATAAGAAAAGTTATCCATTCCCATCACCCGCCTTTTCGATACAGTTCAAAGTATTTTGGAATTTCATAGTCTGATATTTCTTGCATACTAAACCCGTTTATATTAAATCGCTCCACAATGTCGATCGCAGTTTCCAAGATGAAACATTGAGATTCTATCTTTGCTAAGTTATTGGAAGCGAGTTTCGCTTCTCTTGCTTGGAAAAATAATCGTAATTTCATTTCCTCTACAGAAGCATCCATGCTGTCTAATTCTTTTTTTGCGTTTATTACTTCCGTGACAGTTGCCGTTCTAACACTGGTAAAAACCGCAGCTTCTTGCTGTTGTTTGATGAGCGGAACCAATGGTTGTATTTTTTCGTCCGTGACAATCTGTTTCTGAGTATTGATTTGGCTTTCGTATTTTTTAAACAGAATCAGCAGCCTTCTCAATTCCTTTAGCGCTTGATCGTATTTATCCTGAGCTATTTGCTCCTGCATATCAAGGGATACGAGTGAAGCTTTGATATCGTCAATACTATTCTCTTTCAACACCGCAATGGTCTGTGTAAATAGATTTAAATCGATAACCAACATTCACACCTACCTTTCCTCATAAAACCAATTTAAGACTTGCCAGAGATCATACGTGACTCCATCTTTACTGCAAACAATATTTCCATCCTTATCAATTCCAACTTTAGAGGAATGTGTCGTCCCATTAACAATTCGTTCCACACTAAGAGATGCTTCATTTGGAGACAGGTCTACAGTAGTGGTTCTCGTTCCATCTGTTGTTTTGAACAATTTCCTGCCACCCTTGGACAGTTGTTCAATGGTTTCCACGGAATCCTTTTTCATTGTTTGCTTAGAAAATAATTCAGTTCCGTCCACCTCATCCTGTACCGTACTACCCGTCTCGTCAAACACATGCCCCATCTGTATATCCACAATTTTCGGCGAAGGCTCACCGAGTTCTATGTTATCCAACTGGTCATTCATGAGTTGATCCAATAATTTTTCATTATCTGTTTCTGATAGTTCACTAGAATTGTTGGATGTCTCTCCAATTTCTAAATGAAAATGAGTACGAAGGTCTTCGTAACTATCGGTGGATGCTGGACCAAAATAGAAACTGCTGTTAGGGATTTCCGCACGTATTCTATCAGTTGTTGAATGGAACGCCCCATCCGCTGATGTAAGGTTGATGCGGTGGAGCCTAGAAGTACCAAACTCCACATCCCCTAAGTTTTTTAAAAATAAATAAGAATTTCCCAATGACCGAAACAGTACTTCTCCACCTTGTACATTTTTCAAACTTAATAGTTTATCGATAAAACTAGGAGACGCCGAAAGCCTTGTTATTCCTTCTTCCACATAGGAATTAGGTACAGTCAATTGAATGGGCAACAAAAAAGGCTGTCGGTCGGGCCCCCAGAATAAAAGGGAAGTCGAGTTGATAACCGGCGGTGTGATGATGCCCGTATTCATATACATACTCGGGAAAAAGACCGGGACATCATCTTTGTATTGCTTCGAATTCAACGTATACACGCGTGCGACCAATCGCTCAGAATTGAAATCTAAGATTTTCGCCATCTCCATGACCGAATCTTTACCCGCATGGAATTGTTGGATAGTTGAAGAATAATAGGAATTTTTCATGCGACATCAAACCTTTCTAGTACGTAGTGCTTAACAACACTTTTTTGTAAAAAGCAGCGGCATCGTCGATGATGCTTTTGAAAGTACTACTTCTGGTCTTTACTACATTTGGAGCTGATTTATACAAAGTTTTGATCTTCGTATCAATCTCGCTCGACGTAAATTCGTTATTCCACATGGTAGTAAAGTCTGTTACACTGCCGACTGCCGAACTGTACATTTTACTAAGTGTAGGGATTTTTCTCGCATCTCCTATTACCTCGTCGGATTGATTATGGAGGGCACTCAGTTGTTTCTTTAAATCATTCATTTCACTCTTTTTAATCACTTCCCCGAAGTCCGCAGCCGTTACTTTGGTTTGTCCAACAAAAATATTATCTTCAATGTCATCATAAGTTCCCGGGTCTCTGACAAATCCCCCGGTGACCGTACTGAATGCGCCGGTTCCATAAGAACCTTGGTGAGTCACACCCGTTACATAAAACACGACATTCCTTCGTGTCGGTTCTAACCACGCATTCCAGCCAGGTCGGATGAACGGCATACAAGTGGACAAAGAAACAGCCACACCATGTGACTCTGCACGGTACAATTGCATCATGTATTTAGCATAGCGTTGGACTAATTCATCTGCCCCCATAGCGTTGGCTGGCATAGCTGCGCTGTCGTATCGTATGAGCAATTGCTCGGATATCTTTAGATTGACTTTGTATAACCGTTCTTCATCACTCATGATGGGTTTATAGCTAGATTCATATTCTCCTGGTACCGGATCATCCGCATTGCTTCCACCCGGTTTGTCTGGAGCTATGGTAAAATGCGGATCCCCTTTAATATAAGTTCCTCCAAAAAATTTACAGAAGTTATTAATCACCGTATCTACAAATTTCACAACATCTGCGCCCAGATAGTTTCGTACCTTTGAAAAGTCTTCTACTCCCGCACTCTTTATTGGCCCTTCAAGTAAGGATATGTCTCCCAAATAAAGAGAAGCTAATCCAAATGTTACCTTGTTGCTATAGCGAACATATCCATTCTGAAATTGTTTCGTACCGTGGAAGATATTATCTTCAGGGACATACATTTTTGAAGTTTTACCTCCCAATACTAAATCAATGTAGTTCTTCGGGATTCCCATCAGTCCATAATGCTTATTAGACTTATACTTTTCCCTCCATGACGAAGCGGTTTCAATAATGAAACAAATCAAGTTTCCATTCACGCCGTTTGTTCGACCTGTAATACTGGTTCTATACGTATTTGCCACCGTTGGAATGGGGTACTTCACGATATCCACATTAAATGAATGATAATCAACTGGAATGGCCTTCGGGGTTACCTGTGATGGCCGCAATGCAGTTGGCGTAGTTGGAGCATACCGAGTGGTAATGCTAACACCCCCTACAGCCGCATTTGGGCTCGTTGAAGTCGAGGTTGTACTTGACGTTGGAGATGTCGTTGATATACTCGTTCCATCATTTGCAACATTGCCAAATCCCTTCCATACCCCAGCTACTCCATTCACCCAATTGTTATCACTCGCCCAATTGTGTGTTCCGCTTTTGCTGTGATTCATCTTCCAAATCGTTGTTTGTCCCCTGTCGTACCAGTTTTTACGTATCCATTTAGCAGCCGATACAATCGCGCTTGCAGGTGTGTCATATCTGTAAGCTCCTCCGGTCGGGTTCGAATCAATAGCTCCAATACTAAAAAAGTTATTTTTAGTCTTCGAAATGGTGTTTGTTCCCCATCCTGATTCCCATCCTGCCAAAGCCAACATAAACAACGGATTCATTCCCGACTCATTCGCCGCTTGGACAAAAGCCGCTCCTTGGTTAAGTAACTTGGATTTTCCTCCGCGTAAATCTACACCATGTTTAATAATTTTATTAATCGTTTCCGCCGAAGGAATCTTTGCTGGTTTCAATAAATCTTGGTTCATATAGTTAGCTAGATTTCCTGTACCAGATGTTCCGGAATCTTCCTTGCCGCCACCAGTCGACGTTTTACTGCTTGGTCCATCCACAGGCAAGAAATCGACGTGAACATGATCAGTGTGAGGATTCGCCCCGTTGTATGTTCTCCATTCCCCACCACCTGGACCGCATATCCTTCTGTTGTAAATCACATATTGGACGTTAGGGAATCCTTTCGCATACTCCGCAATTTTACTCATTATTGCTGATGTCGAACCGATATCAAAGGCTCGTCCAAATGCATGCATGGACTTTGAACTCCCACCTACTACGTTTCTATTGGCATAACCACCCATGAAATTGGTTTTCCCAAAACGATCCTTTACGTCATTGTAGGCAGCCTCCACGTAGTACATCATTCCACCATAACCAGCTCCTCTGCCTACTGCACTCGCTTTTTTTGGATCTGCTTTCCATGAAAGCTGAACCGTACCGTCAGAACTTGGAGCAGGATCAGAATAATCCGTGTCGTCACCCGTTGCTTTTAGCAGCAATTCAACGTTTTGAGAAAAATACTCTCCCTCGCCTGGCTTACCAATATATAAGCCCATTGGTATCGTTAGAATCCCATCTGACCCTACCTGCTTAGATGAGTATTTTGTAACATCTGACTCACCGCCGATTACAAGTACCCGTGTCGGTTCGTTTGACCAGTCGTTAAATCCAGAAACATTTTGAATCACCGATTCATCGATAATATGCGCTTTCAAGATGTTGTCCTTCCACGAAGGGTTCTTGATACGAATGGCTCCATCTCTATCTTGATAAAACTCAAACATCATTTGTGTCAAAATCTCATTCAGATACACATAAAATGAATCAATTTGAGTGGAACGTGTCCATGTAAATGCATCTAAATATCCGGCTGATCGGAACTCCGTAATGATATCCCCCATTACCTTGAATCGGTCTCCAAGCTTCGTCCAAGAAAAAGTGGAATCATCGTAGTTGTAATAACCTGAATTAATCAATTCAAATAGTTGTGAGATGATTTGTTCCAACGTTAAATCCTTCATCAACTGATCTTCGCGGCTTAACCAAAATTTTCTTATCCCTTCAACATCCATGTTTTGGGCTTCAAACTGGAACCTCTTAACAAAGCTATAAGTATCATCTTCCCCAATTAGTAGGGGGATGGGAATGTCTAGCCAGTGGTAAAACCCTTTGCATGTGAAGACAATTTCTCCCACGTCATAACGTTGGTCTCCCCAATTTCGATTTACGATTTCCCCTTCAAAAACAATACCGAATTTACCTGAGAATACATTTCTCGTAAAAATACGAACTTGGGCTAGATACCCTTTCCATTGCTCCAGTTTTTTCGTCCGGTATAGGGTAATCGTCGCTGAAGCATCACTTGCCCGCAACCCACAGGCTGCCGTCCAAGTCTTAACATAGGGATCTACTCTTACATCATCTATATAAATACGATAATCGCTCGATTGTAATATCTTCATAAACGTGCACCTCATTAAATATCATAGTAGGTTCCTGTGATGCTGTTCGCCAGCATAGCCCCTAAGTCGCTTCTAAATTCAGCTTCTGATAAGTTTCTTCTGGAAACAACGGTTTTAATGGCGCTTATTTCCGAACTACTTAATCGTTTTTCCTTCAATACGAGCATCTGCATCGTATATTTTCGATGAAAGGTATCCACCTCTTGGTCAGAATAGGAAAACCCAACCACGACTCCTTGGTATTGCGTTTGTTTATAAAATAAAGTAGAGATTCCCATTGAATAATAATCATCTGTTTTCGTGGCAGTCAGATATTTGTAATACCTATCCATGAAACTATCGAATTCGTTGGTACCCTTCGTCTCCAATAAGATTCCACTTATGGTTAAAGTGGATAAATTGGAGGCACGAACATTAATCATCCATCCTGCGTTTGTCATATTCGCCTGTACGTTATTTTGATAGCTGGCATTGAACCCTAATACCCGTAATTCGATGTTTGTTGTTTCTCCCTTTGCATTCTTCAATTGCATGACAGGACGTTTGTATCCCGGATGTTTAAAAGTTGGAAAAGAGCTAACCGCTGTTTTTCGTGCCTCTTGCGGTACCGGTGTTCCTGAACCAATCCAAGTTTGAGGTGTTAATAGATTGCTTTGGGCAGCGGTTAATTTATCGCTACTATTCAAAGCAGACATTTTCCCATTGTCTGCAGAATAAGCAGTTGTATAGTTCGCTAAACGATATTTTCCTTCCAATATCGCTTTGGGGATTTCTTCGTATATAACCACTTCCGGGTCACTAGTTACCCATCGATAGGCATCTACAACAAACATGGAATCCTCATTTTGTATGGCTACACCATACACTTTTAACAATTCACCTTCCCCAACCTGTCGAATTGTTTTGACATATCCATTGGCTTGCAATTCTAAAAGCGGGGTTTCTTTAAGCGTTTTTAAATATCCGATTTGCCCTTGACTTACCGTTCTGTTTTTATAAGTGACCGGAGTGTAATCCGTGCCAAGCAAGTATTCGTTGGTTTCGATGGATGTTCTTAATGCATGAGCATCCTCTACTTGTTTATACGCGGCATCAGCAAACCGCTGCGCATTCTCTAAAGGCTCATAAATGGTCAACTTCCATCCTGTTTTTAGAGATTGGTCAGGAGGTATAATCGGATTATCATTCATTAGGATTTGAATCGTGGTTTTGAATTTCACCGCCAATACCCCGAGCAAGTCGCCCGGATTCACTTCATATATAATCATGATTATTTCGCTCCTCTCTTAAAAATTGGGTTGCTGGTAAAGTCATAGCTCCCCACATTCAATTGCAGGACGGAGTTGAGATAGGCAATTTCTCCGGCGTTATCTTCGATTTGCCGAATCCAATCCAAGATAATGGATATCGGTATGTCTTCTTCTACCATCGATTCCACCAACTTTTGAATTCGAATATCTTCTTGTTCCAGCTGATAAATATTCTCCCGTAATGTCCTTTCGACATCATAAGTATTTAATTCGTTAAGTTTCATTTTCTGATAAGACTTGCGATCCGCTAATGCCATCTGTGTCACCCCCTGTTTTCTCTAGAAAAATAGGAACGAGTATGATCTCGTTCCTATACTCGAACCGGTTAACCGGTATAGCTTAGACTTGAGCTTTTTGTATTTCTAATTGGCCTTCCCTCAACAGCATCCTTCATCATTTGAGTTTCTTGTTTATAAGTATTTAAGAACGAATAAAACGCCTGTTGATGTTCTTCAGCCGCTTTGGTGGCGGCGCTTGCGACCTCATCTGTTTTACTTTCCGCTTTACCGGAACCCTTGTTAGGTTCTGTGATGTGTTGGTCTCGGACAACGGTATTTAAGAGGAATTCTTGCAGTTTATCTGCATTTACATTTTTCTCATTTAAACCAGCGTCGTATTTTTCATTCAGGTAATGGGCTAATTTCCTTAAATCCGAATCAGGCAAGTTATCAAACATCTTGTCAAACTTAGCCATCGTATCGGAGTCAAATTGAGCCATGCCTGATGCAGACATATCGCCTTCTTTGATTTTATCTCTTATTTTTTTGGAACGTCTCCTTAGACTTCCAAACATGCTATCGATTTCCTCTTCATCAAACGCCCCACTCGCCTGAAAGACTCCGGCTAACTGGCTCCCTGCTTGCGTCATCGATGTGGTATAGCGTGTCAATCTTTCGAATTGATTTTCTTTCTCTCCTAACGAGTTAAACTTGTCCGCCAAATTAATGGCTTCCCGATTATTCGTATAGGAGCGAACCTTATCCATGTCCCCTTTTTTGATGGCTTTCTCGATTTGGTCTACTTTATCCGGGTCCAAACCTCCATCTAGGACTAACCTATTGAGCTGCTGATTCAAACCTTTTTCCTGATCTTTAAAATCGTCGAAAGTGCTTTTGGCTGTATCCTCCACACCTTCCATAAAATCATCTTGATTGCCTACTATTTTATCTGACGCCCATAAAATACCTCTTTGTATGCCATAACTGATATCCCCGAGTAACCCCATGTCATCGTAGGTACCCTTCGCTTCCGATTTCAGCATGCTTGCTCTCCACTTAGACATCCAGCCTTTATTGTTCTTCAGAGCCTTGTCTAAATCAGAGGCACTTATCTTTCCTTTCTGAACTTGGCTCATCAAAGAACTAAATGTAGATTCATCCAAATCCTGATTAATCAAGTCTGCCTCTCCCGGTTTTGTAATACCGTAATCCATTAAATCTTTGCTATTTTTAAGGACTTTCTCTAATCCTTTTTGGTCAAACTTTTCTAGCGAAGCGTCACCGCCAAGCGTACTTGTATCGTCAATGCCTGTCAGGATTTTTTGGTAATCTTGCATCAAGTCTCCAGTGAAGTCCGAAACTGCCTGCCCTTTATCCCCTAATGGATTCTCAAAAACCCTTTGCCACCAAAATTTCAGTCTCTTCGAGAACCCCGGGCTTTCGCTAATCACTTTGGAATCCTGCTCATTCTTCAATGCTTGTGATTTATAGGCTTTCAATATGTTTGGATCAGTGGCATTGTTGATATATTCTTCCAACAATTTAGCTTGTTCCAAATCTTGTGCCATACCTAGATTCGTTAAAGCAGTTTGTTCATCCATCGGCGTCTCTTGTTGCAGCATCTGTACATTTCGTTGCATAAACCGTGCCATCGTTTCAGTGTCCGCATAATTATTGAACACAGTTGAAGCTGATTGGAGCAATCGGTACCTTTCGTCATCCGATAACGAATTCATATATGAATCGCTTGCTTGTTGCATTTGTGATCTTGACATGTTACCGTTCAACAGACGATTCATTTCTTTTTCATTGACTTCGAATTCTCTGGTTTTCTCGTTGTATTGAAAACCAGAACCGAAGTATCCGAGTAAAGATGTTAGCCCTGCCCCCTGTGTCACGTAATTTCTCGTGAGCTGTTCGACTTGAGAAGTCACATTGCCTTCCCCGCCATTATTTTTGATGTATTGCCGTAAAGGACCTTCCGCTATTCGGCTGATAATAAAACCAGTTTCATTTGTACTTTCTGCAATATTTTTTGAATTTAACGCTGTTCCCTGTACCACTTGGTTCGTGGTATTAAGCATCATTTGTGCCCCTTCATTAGAACTGATTCCCATAAAGGAACTTGTAACCTTGGATTGAGAGGCAAGATAACTCATATCCTTGTTGGAAATGCCCATCCTTTCCATCTCACCCATAAACTTCGTGGCTTCCTCCACGCTCTCGTTCATGGTAACTGCAATCGCTTTGACCGTATCTACGATTTCCGTAAACTTCTTTTTAAAACTCTTTACATCAGAGACAGACTTTAGCAAATTATTACTTGCGGCCCCATCCAAGATTTTCATCATCTCATTGTCATCAAGATACTTATCCGTTGATAAATCTCTCAAAAACCCTGATATTTCTTGTCTATCGTTTAAGCCGAACCCAGTGCCGCCCAAATCGGAGGTAGACTCAAACGCATTGATAAATTTATAACTGTTGTTCTGCAAGAGTTCTTGATAATCAAGTGACGTTTTTGCCCCGTTCACCATGGCATTCGTCGCTAAACCGACTCCCCCAGCAACAGCCCCACCAACAGCTAGTGAAGCGGCCAATCCTCCTGGAACGAAAAAACTTCCTACGGAGGCAGCTCCGTGGATGGCTCCTCCGAGTATATTGACGGTTTGTTCCTGCATCCCTCTTGATTGTCGAGCAAAATATTGTTCTGTCGCTTCTCTGGATTGGCCCATGGGATCAAAATTTTTCATTTCATCAATCGTTCCACCGATAAAATTCCTAAACCCTGATTGTGCCGCTTGATTCTGACGACTCCAGTAACCCTGATTGGGCGCAGCGTATGTCCCATATCGAGTTGGATCATTGACTGACATAAAAGGCGTTCCGGGCTGTGACATATGTTGTACAGGCGGTGGTGTGACTGGGCTGGCAATCGAACTAGGCAATGGAGTACCGAAAGAACCCGTATCTGGCGAGATTGTGGTGGCAGGTTGGGAGATTGTACTATTCCGATCCTGTTCCATTTTAATCATCTGTTGTAACAATTGAGTTTGAACATTCATTATATGGTTCAATATTTGGTCATTCATTTCCATCTCAGTCACCCTCTTTCACTTGTTTCTTGTATGGCACGAACCCTGTAAGAAAGTCTTCTAATGCGGCATTTACTGGTAAATGGGCAAGCGGGTCTTCCTTGATATCTTCTATGACTACTTCCTGCGGTATGAATTGCATTAGTTCTTCCCACACTTCTGGGAACTCCTCCGGCTTCAACTCCGCTTCATGTTTATCCAGCTCCTTCATATCTTCCCACGCTTTGTAGAGAGTAGGGTTGCTGAACATCATTAAAACCCTCACAGAATCATCAATTCGATCAGCCCAATTTTTGTGGATGGCACCAATTAAATCCGCTTGTTCCTTTTCTTCCTTTAACGCCTGTCGGTAAGCAATGTTTAACTGTAATCCTTCCAAACGAAGGAACTTTTCTTCGAAGACGTGACCTCCTGCTCGGCTGGCCACCTTCGCCCTCATTCGGAATATTGGGTCGTCCAGTACTAGTCCAAGTTTTCGTCTATTTTTTCATAAAACTTTACTTGCTTTAAATTAAGTTGGTTATATTCGCGGATGATTTGGTCAATCATCGCAGAATCCAATGCCATTAGTTCATCTCTTAATTCCATACGCTGTTTGAACTGTTGTTCCAATGGTAAGCTGTAATCAATTGGCGACTGCCCGTTAATGGTCTTGGTTGCTAACACTACCATTGCAATTGTTCTGTACTTTTGAATCGTATCGTTAAGCGTAATTAAATTAGTTGCTCCGTATTTCTCTTTCAATAAGGCGGTATCCACCATTGAGTCCGCTAGGAAGGCTTCTTCCGTATTTAACCCTTTCAAAACAAAGTTTAAATCTCTAATTGTAAACTTGTGGGTGATTTCCCCTTCTCTTGCCACTGAAAGAATCGCGTCTCGTACTAAACTCACAAACCCCAACCCCTTATCTAATCTAATCTAGTAAAATAGTCCTAGTATCATTATAAAACAAAAAATAAAAAAAGAGAGATTGCTCTCCCTTTTTTCTTAGCTTAATTTATATGTCACTTTTGGAATCGATGCGTATTGTAACGACACGTTTTCCATTACAACCACACCTCCAGCCGTGATGGACTCACTTCTGGAGCTTAACTGACAACCGCGGAACAGCGTACTTTCCACTGCGGTTGAAGAGGCGTTCTTATCGTTAACGGCGTACTTAGCGATTAATAAGTCAAAAGGCACGTTGATATCCCGAATGGATCTAAGAATCTGGTCATCTCGTAATTCCTTTAGATTCACTCCGTGATAGATGGCGTTGATAAAGTTCACACCGTTCAAAAGTATCCGTTGCAAACTGATTTGACCTTGCGTTAATCCAGGAATAATCATAGCGTTGTCTGAACCTAGCTCAAAGAACATTTGCAATTGCTTTTGTTCTTGGTGAGTCATGCCCTGAATTAAACCAATTGGTTTCATCGTTTCATTGGCAGCTCCCGGGATTGGCGTAGGGGCAGTGAAGATGATTACCCTGTCTGCACGAGTAAAATCCTTCTGTGCGATAGATCCCTGAATATTCTTGTCATGATAGTCCCATTTTGGGACAGTGATAGTTTCAGCCATTTATACTCCCCCCCTTTTAAATTACTAGGTAAACATCCAAATGATTGGCCGGGAACACCGGTTCCATTTGCAAACGAGTGACTAGATTTCGTCCATCTGAATTACTGACTGTCCAAGGTGTTAAAACCGTTAGACTGCGAGCCAATTTGTTTTCAATAATTTCCTGACGGACGGTTGCCATCGTACCTTCCAATCTCTCAATATATCCAACTTCGATATTGTATTGTCCGGCATATGGTTTAAAACGGTCTCGGATTTTCTTCGTTACCACATCGAAATTTTTAACTACGCTATATTCTTGATCTGCTGCATCATTGGATATAGCAGTAGTAAGTTGGTGGCGAATTTGCGCAGGTGATCCATCATTGTCTTTCTTGATGATGAAGACCCCTTTTTGAGCCAACTTATCCCAGTCACGCGGGCGGAATCGAGGTCCATTGATTTTATCGAAAACGGTAATTTCTCTTAATGAAAGAGGGTCAACCTGCCCTACGACTGCATCCAATGAAGCTACCGCTGCCGCTAAGAAATATTGTGGCAATTCGTATCTAACACCACTAATCGTTAGCTCCACAGAACTTCCGCCAAACACATTACAAATACGTTTGTTGTCAATAGAGGTAGATAGTCCGCCAACTTTTTGAACCAATTCATTAATATCACTCATTTTAGTGATGTTGGTTGGATCATAGGAAATGAATCCTACCGTTTCGCGCCTATCGAGTGGGTTACTTACACCAGATACAAAGCCGTTTAACGCACTAGCCACCTCTGGGTCAAAGGTTAAAGGGACCAACCGATAAGCATCGTTGTAGTAATAAGCCTGTTCAATGGCGGTAGAGTAATCATCCTTTGTTGGCAATTCCCCATAGTTTCGAGGAACTTCTAAGTAGAAGAAGCTCGGAACATTCATGCGGAAAGCAATCTCGACAGCAATAGCAATATCATTAAAGAATTGCTTGCCATTCTCCTCAAGGATGACTGGACCAAATAGATCTTGCGAGAAGAAACGATCTTCAGAACCCACTAATCTTAATTGGAAATCATCATCTGAATTTTCAGCTGTAATATTTAGTTCGTAAGCCGTATCAGCGGCTGACAATGAACCATCGAGGATTTTTAACACATAGGTCGCAGCGCCTTCGCTTTCAGAAAAAGAAATATCCTTTTCAACGGAATACCCTGACGAAGGTTCTAATGCCACAGCGGAACCGCCGCCACTCGCTCTAGATACCACGACTTGGCCTAAAGTAAATTTCGTGTCCTCGAACAAATCAGTGTTTATATCACCTGTTAATTCAAAAGTAAGCGTGACGACTGGAAAAGCTGATACATCAGCTTCAACATCTGTTTTTTTGATATTACGAACGCGTGAAGTAATACCCGTTCCAATATATACAGGCAAAAAGGCTGTTTCCGTACTCTTTTGCTCCAGTTGTTGACGCTCGATTAATACGTCCACACCCGGTGCACGATAACTGTTTGCCATCCGTTTTCCCTCCTTTAATCAACTATTAATCTAATTTTATAGCTTTTATAGGACTTATGCACCAAATGAAAGATGCAATTACCTTGTTTTTATAAGACTATTTTACTAGTTTTTTAGGATGCACATACACACCCGGCATACGATACACGCCTATAAAATCTTCTGGAATGGTCGTTTCCCAGTCCGGATTAGTAGCTCCCGAACGATTAACGGTTGTGAATTGCCAAGGAACATCCACTTGAAAATTAACGTTGGTCTGAAAGTAATCATTTTGATTGTCCACTTTAACCGTTTCAGAGACAGAGGAGCCTCTGATATTCAGCCCCATTTGCGCAAACATATGGTGAGCTGCATACACACCTAAAACCGCTAATTCGTCCGCAATATCCGAAGATTCCTCTTCCGCAAATGCTCGAACCATAACTGTAACCATCGTCGATAGATTTTTAAGGGAGCGATAACCCCCAATTACATCGTCATCATTTCTAATCTCTTCATATAAGTTGTTACCAAGTGTATCTTGTAACGCCATATCATACTGACCCACTTTCACTAATAGCTGAGGGCGCAGGCTATCATAGGTGATATTGGCGTATGTTGGACTAATATGAATCGAGGTATATGGAGACTCGTCATCGGTATAGGGGTAGACCGGATGAATCCTATAAATCTCTTGCAATGACAATAAGAAATGTTCGGTTACGGTCTTTTTAAATAACTTTAAATCCGGGAAAATTGTTCGCTCACTCATACAGGTTTCACCGTCCTATCCACTTCCACCTGATAACAAGGATGACCCTTATCCAAAGGTGCCAAGTCAATGATTTGACGGATGACCGAATTCGAGCGGGTTCTTCGAGCGACATTCATGATTTTGTACCTTTGGTTCAATACATCGACTAATATGTCCTCTGGATATAGTAAAGGCGTATTGGTCGTCCATGCCCGAATGGGTGATAAACTCACTCGATCACTATCCATCTCCCCAGATGCCATTGTCAGTTGTGATACATCTTGAGATACCCTTGATGGGATGGGAGCATGATATCCATCCATGATTCCCGTTCCATTACAAACCGGACAGTTCGCATAACTGACTCTTTTCGTGATAGGATTCCAACATTCCGAGCAAGAATAGCCGACTCTCCGCTTCAACAAAAAGTAAACGGGCGGGTTGTTCATCATCCGAAGGACGACTTTGGATTCATGAATCACTTTATTGGCCACATTGTCACGAGAGTTGTACTCTAGTGTTCCCGGACCATCTTCTGCTACCTTTTTTCCATCAATAAACCCTGTCACTTTGTAGTAATATCGGACATTTTCATCAAATAGATTAACGTCGTAATCCACAAAAAATGGTTGAGGGTGATGGATGGCAACAGGCTCAAATTCGCTATCAGGAGAGGTCGACCTTGAGAGTTCAAATTCTTCTCCCTGAATAGACCATTCAATGTACAGTTCGGTTAAAGAGGTAACATATATTTTCATACACGCCACCACGATAGAGGACTAGCCACTCCAATGAACCCAGGAGGACGTGATCTTTTAAAGGCTTTGAGTTCTGATAAAAACAAACTCGCTTTATTCGACATCCATTGAGCATACATTCCAGATTTATCGTCCATGTTTACACTAAAACCAGCATCGCTGTAACTGATCTGGTTTCTTAAATGCAATAGCCCTCTTGCCTCCATCATCATCATCATGGCGCCATCCAAAAGGAGGGCGGTCCTTGGAAACTGTTCTAAGCTATATCGGGTGGGAGGGGCAGATTCGTTTATGTAGTACCAAGCCTCTTCAATCCACCCAGCAATTTGGTCGTCCGTAAATTCTAATTTGCTATCGTTTAACGTATTTAACATGGGGTCGGTGTCCAGAATTTTCCCTCTGAATCGTCTCACATAGGTGATCATCGGTTCCGTTGTTACAGCCATCACCACACACCTCACTTCTATTGCTTATTGATTTTTCTTTGTACGTGGCTTTTTCGGTTTCACTTCTTCTTCTACTGGTACTTCTTCCACCGGCGTTTCTTCTACAACAGGCTCAACCGCTTGTTGCATAGAAAAGACAGGATCAACTTTTGCTAAGAGATCAGCAGGGATTTCTGACTGAATCACGATTCTATTATTCTCTTGCAATTTAAGAGCCAACTTCAATTGGTTTAAATCTCTAAAATGAACTAACGTACTGCCTTTTGCAGGAACAATGTTATTACCGACAATCCTCGTAATGTTTTTTAAATTCACAATGACTAATGAACATAGGTCTTTTGCCATGATTAATCTTCTCCTTTTCTATTAACTAAAAAACGAGGCGGATTAGGTTCCGCCTCGTTTGGTTGACCCGCCGTTAGTACCAGTCAAATGGCGGCGGACTAGAATGATATTTTATTAGGATGCAAGTTCAAGTCGAGAAACCGCTAAATGGCTGTGAATGTACATGCCGATGTACTCGTAAGCCAACAATTCCTTATCCTGTGTCTGAGGGATTCGTTGTACGTCAATCGTCACATCACGAAGGATTGGCATACGACCTAGAATCTCCTTCGGAGCAAGACCATAAACGTAGTTTTCAGGAATCATCATACCTGTGATCATCTTCAAGCCACCCCAAATCGTAGGCAGCTGGCCAGTTTCCAAGACAGTGCGTTGGGTGAATTGATCTAATTCAGCCTCGCCCCATAATAGGAAGCTATCATAAGTAGCTGGGTGCATTAGATAAGATGAGAACGCAACGTTGTTACGGCTGAAAATTTGCTTGATTGCTAACATACCAGCTTTAGTGATAGCAGTTTCAGTTTGAGTAACTTGCTGCTTACCACCAGCTTCAGGAGATTCGATTAGGCCGTCAATTGCATCTAAGAAAGTTCTGTCTTCTAACTTAGAAAGCTCTTGGCCCGCCTTCTCTTGAGTACGACGCATTAAATCGTATGGTTGAGTGTCGAGATCCCACTGAGTAATAGTTAAGCGTGGAGTTGTAACCGGGAAGAAGGTTACCTTCACGGTAGTACCCTTAACCATTAGAGTAGGCGCTTCGCCGTAACGAGCGATAACGGATGCTGTTGCATCAACGTCTTTCGAGTAAACGACAAATACTTCTTCGTCTACACGAACAAGGTCTTCGGGAGTAACTTCAGTGACCATAAGAACGTCACGGACAAAGCCCTCGTAATCTCGTACAACTTGAATAAATTCCGGCATTTTTTCTGACGCATAGCGTTCAAAACCGGTTGGAGATGATAGAAGTTCGCGAAGCTCTAACTCTTCTTCACGAAGTTCACCGTTCATACGTGGTGTTGACATTGGCATTGTATATTCCTCCTTTTCCCTTTTTATCTATTAACCTTCGTAGCGGATCATATCGCTAGCGTCAGTCGGAACATGGGTTACATGACCTACAATGTTTTGTACTTTGTGAGTACCCTCAACAAAAGGAATTACTTTTCCTCCTGCACCTGGTACTACTGGAGCGCCATAAGCGAATGTTTTTGTCTTATCGTATTGGTCAGTACCGATTTCAAAGTTCCCTTTAAGAACCGCGATACGTCCAGAACGGCTTACATCGTCGCGTCCTTCTAATCTTTCACCTTGACGTCCTAACCCTTGCCCTGGAAAACGAGAGTTAAGTGTTGGATACGCTTTTTTAGTACCATCAGCTACTTCGAATTCACCGTTTGCGTTTAATTGGAACAACTGTCCTGGTTGAATGTTTGTAACAGCAGCGGCAATTGGGCGATCGAGTCTGTGAGCATTTTGGAAATAATTTGTTTGCGCTAGAGCCATCGGTCTATTCCTCCTTGTCATTTATCGTTTGTTGAGATCCCTAGCCGCTTCCCCTATAGTTTGACCTCTTTTAGATAGTACAGAAGTCCCATCAGAGTTCGAGACTAGTTTATCATTACTCTTATATTCGCTTAAAAATGCTAAACTTTCAAGACTTTCGTCCTGTCTTTTTCCTTCTTTAACCATATTAGAATACATATTTATAGTACCTTCGTCGCACTCCATAAGATTGTCGATTGTATCATTTAAATGAGCTTGCTTGACAATCCCAGCTTCTAACAACTGTTCTGCTAGTTCGACAGCCACCTTAGAGCGTTCTTTCGCAATCGTCCTTAACCGAAGTTCCTCGAACTCCGCAACTTTTTCCAGTAGATTTTCTTCCGCTAGGCTTGCTCGTTTTTCTAACGATTCTTTTTCCCTTATGGTGTTTTCGAGTCTTTTTTCCACCGCTGTCTTTTCCATTGCCACTTTTTCCAACTCAGTTTCAGCATGGTTAAGGCATTCTTCCAATTCCGCAATCTTCTGCATGGAAGCGATTTTATCCATTTGTTCCATGAAAGACTCATCGAAATAAGATGTCTTCTGCAAATTATCCTCGTATGGGGGAAGGGTGCTTTCTTGTTGTTTGTTCGGTGGATATAACTTATCCGCAACATAAGCGGTAGCCAAAAATGGCGTCGTTACCTTTACCGTATTTTCGATAGGCGCAATCAAAGACGGTCTTCTTCCTTCCCTCATTAATGGATCTGTCGAACCATCTTCTGTGATTTCTCCCACTTGTCGGCCCACTTTAGAAGAGAATAATTTTCCCCTTAAAGAATCAGGGTTTTTTCCTGATAGCACTTTCCCAGCTGCTGTATCCCATCCCTCAATCGTTTCTTTTGCCTTGCCAACAAAATTTTCAATCGGTTCCTTTGTTTTAGGCACTACTCTTTTGGTGATTCCCAATAAAGCATCGCTAACGAAGCTTCCCGTTCCGGACTTTAAACTTTCTTTCCTCGCCCTTTCTTGCACTTCTGCTTCATCGAACATTCTCACATTTTCAGGATTAACGGTAGATTCACCTGCGTTATGAACGAATTTCCCCATTCCCCCTGCTTGTGGTTCTCTAGGTGTTCTTCTAAACAGATTTCCTGCCCCTTTAAGCGCACCTATGATGGCTCTAGGGTTCAGTTCCAACGCCTCTTTTTCCATAAAAGGCTTATCACCAAATAATCGTTGTTCTTCCATGACGGTTCCCTCCTACTGCCCTTGAGCCAAATGCGCTTCAACTTCTTTTTTAAGTGCAGCAGATGATGAAATGTTATTGACCAATGTAATGTCCTGATGAGTTACTAACACTTTGATAATGGCAGCCGCAATGTCGGATATCTCATTTTGTCTGTGCAGGACAGATAAGTTACGAGCCTGATCCATAACATTTTTTTTGTAATGAGCGACATCTACCGCAGATAAATGAAATGCGGCCATCAGTTGTTGCTCCACGGCATCTTCCGTCTCTTGCGGACTCATCGGTCTCATTGGAACCACACCTAAGCGAGTGTGGATTTCATTTTTATCCATATTGTCGACAATCCCTGTGACCATATCATTGACATTGCCGCCGTAAACGTTTGAAAGGTCTTGAGCTCTCGATAATACAGTAGAAGCAAGGTTATGAGCCATATCATCTCCCACACCCAGTTTGGAAGAAATATAATGTTTTGCCCCTCCGAATACCTCAAAAGGATTCGCTTTTTTCTCCATCTCTAACTCTTCTAATTCCGACGCTTGTTTTTTCATAATAGAAAGAACACCTTCAGATTCAAAAGGATGTAGAGAAGAGAAAGACAATTCCTTCTCCTCTTTTACACGATTGGAAATGCTCATTTTGTCATAAACACTGGCGATCTTCTCTAAATCATTTTCTTTTCGATGAACCGCATGATTCTGATTGGAATATCGATTGATCATTAGTTTAAATCTCCCTTCATCGGCTGATTGGGTTGGGGTTGATTAGGATGTTTAGGTTGAGCCAACTTTCCGAGCTGTTTGAAAATCAAAGCATCTATAGCTCTTCCTGGTAAAGTCGGTGCTAACGGAGAAGTATCGCTGAATGCACTAAGAATTAAGTTGTTCGTGAAATCCTCGGCTGCCTTTTCCAATTGCTCATCTGTGTAAACCATCGCAATTTTTAGCAATCTTCCTTTTTCTTGGTTTGGAATGTTGTAATGGTCCATAATCTCAAATGCCGTTTTATCCATTCCTCCCAGTGTTAAAAGAGTGGCCATCTTTACCGCACTCGCTTGTTCTGAATTTGCTCCTGTTTCATCCATATAGCGCTTCATGACCTCGTTTCCTTGGAACACATTGAAGTCTCCAGAGGAACCGGCCGAAGCTTCCTTTACCATTTCTTCATATAAAAATTCATCCGCCTGTTTGGTAAACGAAGATTTTACTGCATCAATGCCTTTTCCAACGGCAGAAGCAACACCTTTACCGGATTTCACTACTGCTCTAGAAATTGGTTTTCCGCCAAAAATAGCACCAAGAGCAATCATGCCTGGATGATCGGCAACGAAGTTCTGTCCATCGCTCAAATAACCTCCATGATCCCGGCGCGATTTTTGGAATGCACTCGCACCATAAGCCAGAGGAATCGCACCCATCGCTAATTGTCGGTAACCCAATCCTATTTTCGGTTTATTGTTGACGTAACCGATATGAGGAGTAAATTCATATGCCTTTTTCTCCAACCCATCTAATTCTTCTGCAGCAAACTTGATTAAACGCGTTCCCGTCATTTCCGGTCTCATTTGTTGATATAAACCGTATGCCAGCCTTCCTAATAGGTCTCCTGCACTGGAAGGTTCAGAAAGAATCCCTAAGTCTCGACGAACATCACTATTTCCGATGATTGGTCTGTGCCCAGCCAGGATGACCGAAAGTCTTGGATACAGATGTTCTGGACGATGACTTCTAAGCCCCATGATTGGGCTTAACGTTTTCTTTATGATTCGGATGACATGAACCGGTGGTCTAGTATCCATATCGTCATCATCTGAGTATGACGAAAGGAAAGACAACGGATTTTCCGTTAATCCACCTACGTTATGAGCAGCATCATCGTAAATCCTAAATAGGCTCGATGGACTGTTAAATCCATGTGCAGGTTCTATGGCTGCAACTGCTTTATGGACCGCATTGGCATACTCACTCGGATAAACAGGTTCCTCACCGCCAGCGGATAAATCCAAATCTCGATTTAAGCCTGCATCCGTCAAGTGGCTAAGAAGCGTATGGATTTCACTCGGAAAGAACTCGATCCCCAACAATTCAGCCACGCCAATTAAGGTGCTGAATGCTTTTGGTAACGGAACGTTATTTTGCTTGGCTACTTCCTTAACCGACAAAGCGATTTTTTTTAGAGATTTTTCATCCATTCGCTTGTCCGTTAAAAATTTAATTACTTCCAGCATTGGTTTTGCTTGGGGATTTTTCCCGCTATTAGATTCACTAACTGCATTCAAAATCTTTCCTGTCAGTTCTTTTTCTAATTCGGCGATTTTTTTCATCATAGGAGAAGCAGATGCGCTTTTCTCCAATACTTCTTCTTTTAAAAGCGGGTGAATGGTTTCTTGTACTGATGCGATTTTATCCATTTCAACCTCCGAAACAGGGATATAGTGAATGGTAGCCCCTGTTGATGAAGCTACTTTATTGAAAGAAACATTTACACCTTTCGGAGGTGTATCAATAATGTAGAACGCTTTTGCGACACGCTCAGCTCCATTTAATACAGTGCTAGAATCATGGAAGCGTGGTTTATAGTTAACCTCATAAACTCGTTCGCCGTTCCCTAAAAATTGCAAACGATGATTTCTTACGTGATCGCAGAACTCTGACCGTTTTCTCGCCCGATTTCCGCACACGCTGCACTCGGTGTAAGGAACTTTACAGCCCATCGAAACGTCAGTTAAATAGCCTTTTTGAAATCCTCTCGCAACCTCTGGAGCTCTTTTCTTATCAATCCCTTTCAGGATTTCCACGCACTTCATAAGAGAATTCCAACGTACATCGATAATCTTTCCGATGGCATTTTCAACATTCTTATTCTCATGATTTTTAAAAGGATGAGCTTCTCTAAAAGTCTCCCAATAGGAAACTAGCTCACTCTCAGGAAAGTAATCTCCGTTCTTATTAGGCCCATAAAACTCTCCCGCGGACACGATTCTGACCCACATATATAGAAAGTCAGGATCATAGACAAAGCCTGACGGAAAATCTATTTCACTAGCTTCTTTGATTAATTCATCCGTCGATGAAACATTGAAAATTTTGTATTCCGAAATCCTTGAAGGGATAACTTTATCGAACGACATTTCCCTCAACCTCCTTCTTTAGTCCTATGATAAATTACCTATTATCAATATATCAAAAAACCCACCGCTTGTACGGTGGGTTGTCATCAGAATGGATGATCATCTTCGCCAAGGTCAATATTTCCGCTTCCGGCGAATGGATCACTATTCTTGTTATATTGATTTGTGCCGCCACGTTCTGGGGGCGGCTCCATTGGTGGTTGGTATCCATTGTTACTCTTTGTTTCTAAGAATTGTACGCTTTCTGCTTGAACTTCTGTAACGTAAACACGTTTACCATCTTGACCTTCGTAATTCCTTGTTTGAATTCGTCCATCGACTCCACAAAGCGAACCTTTTTTAAGGTAATTTGATACGTTCTCCGCTGGTTTACGCCAAACCACACAGTTGATAAAGTCTGCCTGCCTCTCACCGGATTGATCAGCAAAAGGACGATTGACCGCTAGAGTAAAGGTGGCAACAGGAACCCCATTTGGTGTATAACGCAAATCTGGATCTTTTGTTAAACGGCCAACAAGCACAACACGATTCATCATTGATAAATTCCCCTTTTAAATAATTTGTTTGCTAATAAACGGATTATAGAATTGCTCTTTCAGCTCAGCTACCCAATGATAGTCATCCAACATTTGAGCCGTTTCGATCAACGATGATTGTTGGTCGAAATTAAAATGTATATAAAACTCTTCTATTACTCTCAAAGGCAAGTAATGAACAGAACCTATTTGTAAACGTGGTGGCAGGTATTCCTCAACATCGTCCATCTTTTTGACAATAATTTTGCAATACCCATTCGATACTTCCAAAACAAAACCCTCAATGGTGGTACACAAAAACGGTCCCTTAACCCACTCTCCAGTTAACCCCATGACGAAAAACCTCTCTCTTCTTCCTTTTTGTCCTATGACCATTATACCATTATCATGTAATATAGAAATATAGAAACAAAAAAAGGAGAAGCAAAAGCACGCGCTATTGCTTCCCAAAGTTAAAACAACGGGGAACTTCAGATCGGGGTTAACAATCCGAGCCATCCTCATATTACCACAAAACCACAATTTATTGTGAGTGCACAAACGATGCAATACTATATATAGATTTTCCGGAGGGATTACTATGAGTCAAAATGGATACTTTCTTACTATCGAGGGTGGAGAGGGAGTTGGAAAAAGCGTTCAAATTAAAAGATTAAAAGAATATTTGGAGTCTCTTGGATACGAGGTGGTTACAACAAGGGAACCAGGGGGAGTTGAATTAGCCGAGAAGATAAGGTATTTACTGTTAAATCCAGAAGTGAAGGAAATGGATGCGATGACCGAAGTTCTATTGTATGGTGCTGCAAGACGGGAACATTTTATTAATGTGATTCAACCAGCTCTCCATTCCAAAAAGGTTGTCATCTGCGATAGATTCTTTGATTCTTCTATTGTGTATCAAGGAGTAGCAAAAGGTGTCGGATGGAAAACCGTTTATGATATAAACATGGCTGCGGTCGAAAACACCACACCAATTCTTACTCTTTTGTTGGATTTAAGCCCTGTCATTGCTCTAGAAAGAATTAAACAAAACCAACGTGAGCAAAATCGATTTGATGTAGCTCCAATGGATTTTCATATTAAAGTTCGTCACGCTTATAATTTTCTCGCTAAAAAGTTCAAAGACCGTTTTGAAATTGTGGATGCCAGCGGTTCAATTGATGAAGTATTTGACCGAATTAAACGGATTGTTTCATCAAAAATGGTGTTATAAGAATATTGAGGAAACACAATCCCCCAGGATGTGATTCCTCAATATTTTTTTGAGGAGGGCCAGCTAGTGGATTTCCTATACGGACGGACAATTAAAGAAGGGAACTTAGTACGATGCTACGTCAATTTACATCAACAAGGTAAATATTCAATCGTTAATATGAAAACAGGTCTTGTAGTCGGATACGCCACTAACGTACTCCTGCAAGATGCCGTTTTTCATGTCAGTGAAGTCGGAAGGAAACAAGTGATTGAGCAAAGACGAAAAAAAGTTCATGCCTGGGTGAAAGGTACTTACTTAGGAAGCGACCTTCAACCGCAAGGCATGGAATGGGAAGTGAACTATAATCCTTACACGACTAAACATTTTACCGACCCACACGGTAATAGTATTACATATGCCAAATTCGCTTATCTTGCGAATAAAAAGGTATACATACAAAAACCTCCCCTTTGAGGGGAGGACTATTTTATTCAGGTCGAACAATCGACTTTGGATTTTTTTGTTGAACTTTTGTAGCATCCTCTAAACTTAAATACGAGCCAATCACTTGAAAATCATCCGGTTTCCCCGGAACTGGAACCACCACTTCATACGTGGATTGTTCCACTCCATACTTTTCCATCATGTTAAAACACCTCCTACCACATCGATTCCATTTCTCCGTATTTCTCAACAAAATAATCTTCCACCGTTTGATCTGGATTTCCTTCTCCAGAGAGCGCTAATTCGTGTAATTCGTTTAATAATTGGTGAACCGTCATACGTTTTGCTTTCTTTCTTGCCTGTCTCCACCGCATCATCGGGGTTCCATAGTATTCATACCAGGTATCCCATAATTCCTTGTCGATATGAGCACATAGTTCAAACATGCCTTTAACCACTTTAACGGTGTTCCCCTGAGCACCATTGTCCCATATCCTCTGATTGAATACTGATTGTCCAAGCGTTAGAAAGTTAAACTGATAGACAAATATATTCATTTTAGCAGCAACAGGCATAGCGGAACGTGCTACCTGTGGAGTTTCACCATGACTTAAAAGATTTTGATATCTGTCCATTGAAGTAATTACAGCTCTTTCAACCCTATCTATATCTTTCACTTTATCAGATGGTAATGCGTAATTGTCGGATGTTAAGGCACGATTGCCACCAGCTACCCTCATATCTCTGGTCGTATATGTGATGATGTGGTCATAAACTTCTTTGCTCACATCATAAAATTCAAACTCAACATGTTCTCCTCTAAATATCTCTGGCACGTGATACTTACGGATAATGGAAAGGGGTCTACGGATGTTATCAATATCTTTTTTTCCAAGATATCTAGCCGCATTCCGAGCAAGGTTCTTTCGTTCAGGATCAGTATATCTTGTCATCTTGAGTTTAAATGTATCACCGATATACCAAATACCATCCTCTAAAACTTCGATTGTCATTTCTTCTTCCTCTTCTCATCCCTAGTTTTTAAAACAACCCAATACAATTTATAAGGTGAAAACTCTGATTCTTCTAGTTCATAGCCTAACCTTTCAAGAATCTGTCGTGTGATCCCTGTGTCTTCATCGTGAACCATACACCGATAACCCGTATATGTATCAGTTTCAAATTCATCCAGTACATCAGGAAATAAAATAGCATATCGCCTAATCAACTGTTCAATCTCATCCGCTACTACCTTGAGTGTCCAAACTCCTTCATCTGGTGTCAAATAGACGCCGTAGAGTTCTGCGGGATAGGGAACAAACATGATACGACGAGAGTTTTTTTCATGTAGCAATACTCTGGGCAACTTTAAAAGCATGTCATTCCCTTCCTTTACATTAATAACCGTTTTCTAATCTTCCGTAATTGACTTTCACTTTATCAAAATAAGCATTTTCGATTTCATCCCAAGTAAAACCGACCATTTCAATTAATCCTACATAAGTGTTTAAAAGGTCTAAATAAAACACTTCGTCTAAGGAAGTAGATAAAATGTGGTTGTATAAAGCAATAAACTGTTCTTCCACTGTGTCACATTTATGCGGTTCGATTTCTTCGGCATAATAGATAACCTCTAAAATGATTCCAAACTCTAATATAAAATGGAGAACATCAACCAATTCCTCCAGGAGTTTTTTAGTCCGAGGTTTACGATCGTTGCTCCAATATTTCCACGACCTCTGCTCCTGAGCTGCCTCGCCAAGTTCCACCAAGCAAGCGAGTAACTTTTTGTTAAAACGGTTCTCCTCTGGATGAGCAGGATGTTTTTCTTCTATTTCATTCATTAAATTCTTTTGAATAAGGAACAGATTCTGTATCATTTTTTCACCTTTTTCTTCTTCTTTTTTACTTTCCGAAGAGAAAACTTTACATTTGGTTCTTGATGAAAATATCGTTTAAACCGATCCAAGGTGAGTTTACCTTGTTCAGTCATATTAATTAAAAAATCTTTCTTCTGGGTAGAAGCTGTTGTTACCCCTAAATCATCCGCCATCTTTTCTTTTTCAAACACCTTTTTGGTTCCTGGCGTGACAGTCACTTTCAATTCATGGTTCTCATCAAATAAAGCGGTATGATGGGATAATCCTTCTTCCTGCAGCATCTCCGCAATTTGCTCTTTTAAATTACTTTTCTCTTCCTTTAAACTCGTTTGAATTTGAGTAATCTCCAAAAATCTAAACATACGTGACTCTAATTTTGCATAATCCATCTGAATCATCCTTTATGAAATAGGTCAATTATCCTACATTATAAGCATCACAATAAATTAGAAGTTCCGAATGGGCAGTTCGGAACTTCAGTTTCTCTGATTGATAGAAAAGTATTCATTAGAATTATAGCTTATATATTTTTAGGAATAAAGTACTGGAATAAGTTTTTAGAAAAATAGGACTATACTCCTTTACTCATTGTATAATAGACCTATATGCATTTCAGTGGGAAGGAGTGAATTTATAAGAAGTGGGCAGATATAGAGTGTGGACTCCAGAGGAAGAACTTTATCTCCAGGACAATTGGGGATCCAAAAGCGTTACCCTCATCTCAAAACATTTAGATAGACCGTACGATGGCGTGCGGAGAAAAGCTGTGGAAATGGGATTGTTAGACCCAACATTACATTTCGACGGAATTACAGTTAGGCAGCTGATGATCGCACTCGGCATTTCCTCGTTTAACAAAACGAAAAGTTGGATTCTCCAATATAATTTCCCAGCGAAACAAAAAGTCTTTTCTCGAAAGAGACGAATTTACGTAGTTTCATACGAAGACTTCTGGCGCTGGGCAGAAGAACATAAGCACCTAATTAATTTTGCCAAGGTTGACCATCTTATTCTTGGAAAAGAGCCCTCCTGGGTGAAGGAGAAAAGATCCATCGATAAGAAGAAGTATATGGAACGACGCCCATGGACAGATCAAGAGAAATCACAATTGATCCGTATGGTTTATTCTTATCAGTACACCTATCCGGAACTGGCTTGCATACTTAAACGTTCAGAAAATTCCATTAGACGGAAACTATGGGATTTAAATATTAAAGCGAGACCTTTAAGTTTAGACAAGTGTATCAAGTATACCCAAGAGGAAATTGATGTCGCCCTAGAATTATTAGATAAAGGTTATTCTTTGAATGCTATAGTAGATACCTTAAACGAAAACAAACCAAAAGACAAGCACAAATCAGCCAGTGGAATCAAAGGGAAATTGGAACGAATGGGTTTTATTTTCCGCGGCGATCTGCCGGTTGTAAATCCTTTTAAAATCAAAAAAATGGAGGATACATAATAAATGTATCCTCCATTTTTTAATCTATCTCAATCCCAGCTTTTCTTAATGCTTCAATAAATACGTGTCTTGCCCAAAGAGAACGATTAATTTTTTTGGGAAGCCCCGTTTTTATATCGAACAACGTTTTTCCGCTGCGCTTTTCATTAAATACATACTCCTCGATAGCGTCGATTAATTTTCTATCAAGATTAAGAATATACCGTTCGTATTCAACCTCTTCTGCTTCAGGTTGAGAATTTCCAGAAGTTCCATTAAGGGCTTCTGTAGCAGAAACTGATTTTGCTTTATTTGCTAATCTTTCCTTTAAGTCGTCTAACTTCTTTGCCAATCTTCATCTTCCCCTTTCGAACCTCTCGACCCAATCCTAATCGTTCCTTAATTTCCACATACACGTTTCTAAACTGTTCAAGTGCATCTCCTAATTCTTGATTATCATCGAATCCACTTAACGGTAATCTCCCTGTAGATGCTTTCCTTGTAATAATCGTTTTAAAAACAAGTTCAGGATATGTGTCTGCTATGGTCTCATTGAACAATTTAGAATCACTTCGCCTCTTATCGTTTAATGTTCTTAGTACACCTAGAATCTGTACATCTCGTTTACTTGTCTTTCGTGAATGCTCAACAGACTCAATAAAGTTTGGAATGGCACGCAGACAAAAATATGAAGATTCAAAAGGAACGATAACATAATCAGAAGCCACTAAGGAATTGGTCGTCTGCTCGGATAAAGATGGAGGTGTATCAATCAAAATAAAGTCATATTGGTCAATGATTGGTTCAATTGTTAAATATAATTGTTCCGTTGTTCCACCTGTATAGTATACTTTTTCATTATCAAACAAAGTATAGGTGTATAACCACTTTGGTAGTAAAGCGAGAAAATTGTTAGCCGGCAAAACATCAAGATGATCATTTACCTTAACGATATAATCCTTTACTGATCTACTTACAATTGCCTCAAGCACCGATTTACCTATGAATTCATTTGATTCTACATTAGTAAGTAGTTCTGTAAGATTTCCTTGGGAGTCCATGTCTATTGCTAAAACTTTATATCCATCTTTACTCATCAAATGAGCAAAAATGCCAGTTGAAGTCGACTTACTAACTCCACCTTTCTGTAGTCCGAATGTTATAACAGTCCCCAATTTACGCTCCCCCAGTACCTATTTATTGAATCAATTCCAATTGTTTCGGTTGATCAGGAAGATTATCCTCTAATGCATGGAAAACCGCATATCTTCCGTGATCGCCGCTTCCGCCAAATACCAGCTTGCCTTGTTTAGAGGTCATCGCTCCATATTGCTTCCAGTAATTGATATCTGCTACCCAATTCACTTTTCCAATGGTTTCAAAAATTACTTTGTCATTAAAATCTTTTGCTCGATAATCCGCAATGAACTTCACAATTCCTTTGATGGCATAAGATTGGTCTGTAATATAAATCCCACGATTATTGAGATCTGGAGGCAACATTTGATACATGTTATTAAATGTATCGTTCAAATACTTTTTAGAAACCTCATATGTTTCTTCGTCTAACTTTCTTCCTAATAAGGTTTTAATGCTCGCATAAATGGTTGTTAAAAGAATGGTATTCTTATTGTCCTTTCCATAGATACTTGCTTTATCCATTTCAACGCCATAATGTTGAAAATACTTGTTTAAATTTACTAAATCCCTAGACATGCGGCTAAATAAATCTGTTTGGTTCAAACGAATGGTAGCACTTCTGGATGGTCTTTGTGCCAAGTTATTAGTGTCCGAAAACAGTTGGCGTTCCTCTTCAATGGTTAAATTATTAAAAATGACTACAGGCATTGCCATGTTATTGAGCTCTTTTAAAAGCTCTTTTAAATTTTCCTTCTCCACTTCGTCTTTAGAGTTATTGATTCTGCCTTGTAAGGTACGAATTGCCTCGATTGTGGCAAAATAGCGATGTTGGCCATCATTCAAACTTAATTTGCTCGTTCTTGTATCAATCGCCAAACGGTTATCTTCCTCGCTATAGAAAATGTTTCCTCTTGCAGTTGCTGTTATGGCAGGGAAAAACCTCATTGGATTTTTCTTTCCTAAACCAGACAGGATATAGTTTTTGGCACTATTCATTTTCGAAACAATGAGATTCCGTTGAACATCCTTGAATGTCTCCATGAAGTCACGTAAATCTTTGAATTTAATCACAGTTGAAAAAATTTCTTTACCGAATTGCTTTCCTCGGATCCCAGATATGGTTGCATAGGTGTTCATTTCAAGATTATGCTTTTGGTTCTTAAGCATATCTCCTACTTCATCTATATTGTATGTTTCATTAAATGCTGGATACTCTGCTGCATACTTTTTAGCCATTATTGATATCCCCTCTAGATGTAATTAGTATTTATGCTATTTATTTAATCATGAAATTTCATAATTTCATATGAACCAAACGTCCTATTTATCTATAAAAAAAGCGAGAGTTATTCACTCTCACTTTACAAAGATGTTAATGTGGTTTTCTCTAATCTTTCCATTAATTCAGATGCTTCCTTTTCATGATTGTCCGCCTGTTGTGCTTGTTGCTGCTTTTTACGTGAGATAATAGCAAGGCTTGCTACGTCATCCATTTGAGCAAGGCGATTAAAAATATTGCCGCCCAATGCTTCCGGGATCTGCGCCATAGCTTCTTTCTCAAATCCAACAAACTCCAAAAATTCTTGATAGGCTTTCTTTCCGATGTTTAGTTTTTTCTCATGCATCTCTTTATCCCAGGCTCCTTTCATATCAGGCACGGTAGCGATCCACGCCTTTATTGTTTTCTTACCCGCATGTTGGAATCCCAATGTACGATGATAACCATCTGCAATCTTAATCGTTCTGTCTGGAAGTCTTACCAAAACAACAGGATCCATTGGCTTTCCGTCTTTTACTGTTTGAGCAATACCCCGCACCTTATCCATTTCTCTAGCTCCACCTGGTCGCCGAGCCATTTGGATATCTTTTAGAGAAACTTCGTTATCTAATTTCCAATCAACCGTTTTTGCCCACTGGATGCAATCATCAGGGTAATTTTCTTTTAGATAATCAAAAACCGTTTGAGCGTTCGCACCTTGACTCATCCACTCACCTCTTGATAGTAAAATAGCCCTATATGTATTATGCACGAAAAGTCAGAACTTTTCTTAAAAAAATAAAGCCCTAGTATTAATCTAGGGCTTTGCATCATTACTCATAATTTTCATCCTTCCATTTATTTAATTCTTCTTCATCTACATTAATTTCGTAACTCCTCCCTGGCTTCTTCAGCCATTCCTCTTCTAATAATTTTTGCATTAGTGCGTGCACTTTGTTATTCCCTAGCTCCATTAATCTTGCTAATTCGTTTACTCGAAGTTCTCCAGTGTTTGCGATACAGCGTTTTAATTGATCAATTGGTTCTTCCTCTTTAGCTTCTTGAATTTCGTCTTCAACAACAACCCCATCAAACAGATGAATAAGCTTATCAATGATTTCTTCCTCCTCTTCCTTATTCAGCGTTAATACAGGTGACTGGAATCGTTCAAATTCATTCTTACTTCCCTCAATCTTGGCAATGCCGTCTCCACGCCCTAATAACTTTTCTGCTCCACTCTTATCAAGGATTGTTCTGGAATCTGTAACTGAGGTTACAGCAAAAGCTATGCGTGATGGCATATTTGCCTTAATTACACCTGTCACAACATCAACCGATGGACGTTGAGTAGCAAGGATTAAATGAATGCCTGCTCCCCTTGCCATTTGACATAGACGGACAATACCGTCCTCAACTGATTTATTTACCATCATTAAATCAGACAATTCGTCGATTACGAATAAAATATAAGGTATTTTTTGTTCATTCTTCAGATTATAAGTTTGAATGTCTTTGCAGCCTGTTTTAGAAAAGGTCTCATATCGTTTTTCCATTTCTTCTACTAGTGAATTCAAAAGACCATTGGCTTTTCGCATATCCGTAATCACACTCTTGACTTGTGGAAAGCCTTTAAACTGTGTAAATTCCACCATCTTCGGATCTATAAGATAAATCATGAGTTGTTCTGGAGGAAGGCTAAGAATAAAGCAAAGGATAATTAAGTTGAGAAATACACTTTTTCCGCTTCCTGTTGTTCCTGACACCAAAAGATGTCTTAATTTGGTTAAGCAGGCGAATATATATCCGCCATTCACATTTTCACCCAATATAAACGGCAATAGGTTTTCTTCTTTAAATTGTTTGAACTCCTCTGACTCTAATATGTCGTTGAAGTAAACTGGTCGCCTTTCTTCTAAAGGAATAAATACATCTATCGTGTCAGGACCTCCAATTTCAATCGAAATATTCTTATTTCCCATTGCTCCTTGTATATCCTTTAACTTCCGTGTGATGGATGTATAAGTGATCTCAGGTGGAACTTCCATCTGCACTTTTAAAAGACTCGCCCCCTGATATATATCTGTTACCTCCAGGGCCTTATCTACAATACCAACACGTTTAAAGACATTATTAATAGCTGTTATTTTAGATTCATCAATTTCAACTGTCGTATTGGTAGTCAAAGGCATGAAGCTTGAAGCCTGTTGGATAACCGCGCCTTCTTCGATACTAATGGATATTCCGGTTCTTTTAACTGGCATTTCTAGTTCGACTGTTTCAACCATAGCAGCTGATGTCTTATCGCATAATACACTAAACATTTCACCTTCTGAGAGAATCTGATTCGTTAAATCTAATTGAAATTGCCGGCTTTCAATATGCTTAAGAAGATTCCTTTTATTGCGTGCCTTCGTAATTTTAAATTCATTAAAAAGTTGTAATTTCACAAGTTCATTTTTTAAAAAAGAAATAAATTGTTTTTCGTATTTCTGTTCAAATACCAGGAATCTGCATTCAAACCGATAATTGGTTTGAAGAATTTTTTGCTCCATTTCCTCAATTCGGTCCCGTTGAATTGTGAAATTATTAAGTTTTGTCAGCATTCCTAAAACTTTTTCCTGCCACTTTATACTGAACTTCCCTTCTAAAGGGCGATCATTACCTTTCAAAAAGCTTTCGTATTGGGATATAGCTGTTTCCTTCCAGTCTTTTTGCCGTTTGCAAAACAATACCTGTGTAAAGACTGAAGCTTTCGGTACGACATCCATTAGGTTAAACAGGTCTAGAAATGCGCTTGTGTCCAATGGCATAAATAACGGTTTGGTTAAGACTAACTCATAAACACTGATTTCCTTTATATCCTCATTTTGAAAGTTCCATTCCTTCTGGATACATTCTCCTTCTCTTTTATCAAAGGAAGGGGTAAACATATATTCTTCTTTGTAATTATCAATGGAATACTTTTCAAAACCGTAAACACCTTCCGCAATGAATCTGGATTGAAGGATATCATGTAGCAAGTGGTGATTAAACTCTTCGATTTCATAGACGTTGGTTCTCTCATTGGCAATAGGAGTTTTATTCCGGATCCGTGTGAGAGACATAGGTTAATCCTCTTTTCTAACTTCTTTCAAAATCTTAGCGCCACTAACCAATAAAACTGTTGTATTAGCCAAAATCATAGTGGTGTTTAGAATTAAAATTAACGTAGCTGTTCCTATCATCATGCTGAAACCTCCAATTTTTTATCAATCTTTTTCTTAATCGAATTGACTGTGTGCTGTATCAATTGAGCGTATATAAGAGCACCATAGAACTTTTTACCAAGTACAGCTAACAAACCTAATTTCAGTAATATCATGGCTTATTCTTCCATTTCACTAAATTTCCAGCGAACTTTTTTACTGGATTGAATTTCTTATCTTTAAAAAGAAGTATCTTTTTCGTAGACTTAAACGCGTCTCTTCCTTCCTCGAATGAATCCAATAAGTCCTTTTTGTCTCCTGTCATTTTTGTAACAAATCGTGGTGGATTTGCTAATCTGTAAAGCCCTCCTGCGACTATAAGTAGTTTGATGAAAAGCGTATAAATTCCGCCTTGCATGGATTGAGTTGCAAAGATGAAGATCCCCATCATTAAGATAAACACTGAATATACCAGCTGGACCATTGATAAAGACTTTACTCTGTTCCACCAAAGTTTGTAATAATGCTGGTGCCTATCGAACACGTAGCAAGAAAGAGCCAGTGGAGTGACAGCCGCCAAACAAAATAAATCCCACCATCTTCTGCCCGCTTGAAGGCATACTGGAATTAAAAGAGCAATCGTTGTTAAATCAAACAAGATGATAATCAAGGTGTCAAAGAATCCTACGGTTTCCCCTGAAATTAAACCATTTATATTGCCGCCATCTATTCCGCCGCCGATTTTCATTATGGCATTTGATAGTTCATTTAGAAGAGAAAATCCTTCTTTGAAAGCAAAAGGAGCAAATCCCGAAGCTGTTACGGCAATGGCATAACGTTTTGCGAATTTCTTTAAGTCTGTATGCTTTTTGCCCAACATCTTCATGAATGACTCGTATATCAATAAGAAAGTGACTAGTGAGATAGAAAGAAGGGAAAAGGTTAGAGAAGTGTTTTTAATAAATGGATTGTCAAAGATGATTAGAGGAGTTTGTAGCGCGATCTTTGCTAAGAAGTGATAAACACTGGTGAATAGGTCTGCGGTGTACTTTGGTAAGGAGCCAGGTATATTATTAATCCAATCAAAAAATGCGATTATCTTTCCTGTGATATATTCGATGTTGTTGTAAACAGTTTTTGTGGTGTTTACAATGGAAAAACCTCCGCCATTGTGTTGACCACTAAAATCATGAGTGAGTACGCCGTTTTTTTGAAAAATGACATCAGATAAGGTTGCAGCCTGAGCTGTTTTAAAGAAAGACGTTAGACTGACAGTACTTATAGCTGTAAACGGTATAGCGATTTTCTTCAGAAAGGACTGATGAACCATCCTGACCCCTTGAAGAGAAGACTTACCACGTAATAAATCATGAATACGACTGGTACGGCTACCATTACTTGCACAAGTCCTTTCAGAATATCGACAGTCCATTCGCTCGATTCTTTCCGATTTCCCAACATCCTCTTTACTCCCGCTGCTACCAAAAGAATGGCCGCAAATATTACCGCTGACCCCACTGAAATCACCAAAAGTTTTAAGAGAAGATCCAGTAATTCTGGAGGAATCCCTTCGGCATGAGTTGGTAGTGTGGACGCCGTTGTGCTTGGCAATGTGTTTGCCATTGATTTTAATGGTAATGCCATGAAGCTGGTTGCCGTGGTTAGAAATGTCTGAATGATTCGTTTGTATTCCTTTATTTTCTTTCTTGGAAGATTTTTCACCTCCTCTAGTAATGTTGGGATATGAAAATTTATTGAATTAATACCAACCGTTCCGTCATCTATAGAGATGGGAGAGGAATAGCAATAATTAGTTAGCGGATCCGGATTTTTGACGCAAAGCCTCACCAACTTTTGTTGCTTTCGAAGAACCATCAGATTCACCCTTTTCTTTCTTATTCTTTGACTTTGGTTTCCATTCATAACTGTGGAATTGAGAAAATGCAGCTGAAAGCGCAATTCCAGTTCCTAGCACCGCTCCCAACTTTATGGCTGTCATGATTACAAACGTCATAATGGCAACCTCCAATTTGTGATTTTTTAGAATGACTTGTAATGTTTGAATCCTTTGGATTTAGAATGCACTTTTAACTTAGCCATTTTCGGTCTAAAATGTTTAATAACGTAGCTGCTCGCTACGATGACGCATGTGGTTTGAATACCAATTAAAGCTGTAATCATATGCTAAAACCTCCTTTTCAATTACTGTATTATATGCAACTGTGCCCAGAAATGAATTTGTACTTTCAAAATTTTTTTTTTAAATCACAATTATTCTTGTTCCTCTTCATCTTTAATACGGTGAAGGCACTCATTAAGTGGAGGGCAACCCAAAGCTATCCAGATACGGAGAAAATAATCCAGTGAAGGTTGGTTTTTATTATTCAGGATAGAACTTATATTACCGTGATGGATATTCGTTATTTCCGATAGATCCTTACCTCTCATTCCTTTTTTTGTCATGATTTTCTTAAAGGAATTTTCAAGTCGGTAAGGTTTTCCTAAATCATCCATGCCAGCAAAAGATTCTTCATGTTTTAACCATTTGAGCACCTGGATCGCACTGCCTGTGACAAACTCTTCAATGCTTGATACTTTTTTATCTTCTTTATCGTATTGAATACGTTTATTTCGATACTCAATGATGTCGTTAATTTCTTTGTAAATATTTTCATTTAAAAAAATCGTGATTTTTTTGTAATTAGACATGTATAACACTCCTTAAAAAGTTCCATACTATACTCATACCAACCAACACAGCAGGAGGTCATTAAAAATGATGTTCACTCTTAATAAAGATCGCGATAGCAAAATCGAAGAAATCATTGGCAACAACGACGACAATTAATTAAGAAGGAGCTGAGATAACATGATACAATTTGGCAGCTGGTTCACAACTGATACTACATCCATTTGGGAAGACCGTTTAGATGATGTGAGTGATTATGTCATAGATCGAACTGGAATGAGTCGCCGTGAATTGATAAATTTGCTTGAATACTTGGAAGAACAAAGAATTGTCAAGTAAAGAAGAAATTAAATGAAGCTTCGCTTGAGATAAGAAATTGATGAAGTGAAGATTTAGGTTTGATAATGAATCATTAACTGCGTTCATATGCATTTGCATATATTCCATAAAGTTCATTTTCAATTGGGTAACTACAGGTGCTTGCTGCACATATTGTTTCATGTTCATGCTCTGTATATCGTTAATGTAGGGGGAAGGATCAATAAATCTTCCTCCTTCTTTGAGGCCAAAATGGAGATGTACGCCCGAACTATGGCCACTGGAGCCCGCGAATCCGAGCAGTTCTCCGGCATGAATCTGATCACCAACATGAAGGCTTTCGTTAACCTTATTCATGTGACCGTAAATAGAAACCTTCCCGTCATCCCACCGAACTAAAACCCCATTACCAATGTTTCCTTTATAATGAGTAATTTTTTCAACAACACCATCTCTGATTGAACGTATCGGCTCATTCAAAGGTAGCGCAAAGTCAATTCCAGAATGAGGATGAAAATCTCTGATGGATTCTTTTGCTTGAAACGTGGATGTAATTCTATACATAATAACCTTCCTCTTTTTACAATTTTTATTTAGACCCTTCTAACTGATTCCTTTTTCAAGAAAGTAATTCTTAACTTCATTACTGATGAGCTAGAAGGTCACCTTTTTTTCATTACTGGCCTTTCGAGTAATTACTGAAAGCTCAGTAATGACCTTAGTAACGAGATAGACAACGTTTTTACGGGAATGAATAATAACTGAGTAATGAGTCAGTAATGATTTTTTTCTATCTTAAAATAGATTTTCCATTTTTTGAATTCACAATTTTCTTGCGATAAATAACCCCCTTTTCTAAATCTTATGAACAAAATACTTGTTTGTATTCTTGGGTTAATAAAAATATTCATATTTTTTCATCGAACGCTCGCATTTTAAGAAAGTGTTATAAGGAAAATGGTAAAGGAGACAATTGTAATATTGTCTCCTTTTCTAATTTCATAATTATAAAACTAAAAAGGAGGTGGAACTGATTTTTTATTTATGTACGGGGGAGGCGTCAATAGTTGTATGTCATTTCATTAATCTATAAAGGTTCATTGGAGAAGACCATATTACGGGACACTGATGAAGATGCGGTAACAATCGCTCAAGAATGGTACGGAAAGTATAAAGAGAAATTTAAAAATGATGGATACATTGCTATCGATTATTCGGGGGAAAAAGATAAGGAAACCATTCGTTTTGCTGAAATGAGGTTTGACCGTTCAGGTGGCGAAGTCAAACTTTATTTTGCTGGAAATCATAAAAAGGTTTTTACAGCTAAATACAAATCACTGATGAAAGATTTTTTATTATGTTTCTTAAAGTCCGCTGTAGCTGTATTAACTGATTATTTAAAAGATACGGAGAAAAGGAAGGATGATGGATGACAGTATAATAAAAAAACAGGGGGCGTTTGCCCTCTGTTTTTTTCAATAATTATCCTTCAACGCTTTCTTTAGAATTTTAATATTCCGTTCCAGCTCCACCTTCAATTGTTTTTTGTAAAGCTGGGCTTTGCTGTAATCTTGAAAAACATAGTACACTACTTCCTGATACTTCATTCCCTCTTTGACTCTTTTTTCCCGTTTGAGAACTCCATCGTCAATTAGATCATGCAGCGCTTTATATATCTCCGTATGCGTAGGACGATATTCGCAAGCATCCCCATAATCTTCACGTATTTTTTTCCAGAAGCTCAATCCGTAAAGGCGCCCCTTCTCTGTCTCACCAATTAAGCACAGTTTTAAGAAGGCTCGTTGTTTCATTAAAAAACCGCTATCCTTTCCCACGATTTCCTCCTTATGAACATTGTTCCAAATTTTCAATATGTTTGAAATTATGTTGGTTCCTACCCATTATGTATATGGTTATCCAAGACTTCCCCTACTAACAATAAGCGTGAGCCGTTAAGGGGTTTCCTCTGTTATAGTGCGTGAACAACCTATGAATCTATGAAGATTTGGAACATGATTCAACATAAACATAATTGTATCATTTTTTCAAACGACTTGTAAAAGAACGAGCTAGGTGCTACAATTTGTTTAGGACTAAAGTAACATAGACAGAATAAGTGTGAGGAGACATTACATTTCGGGGTGAAAAAACATGATTAAAATTACAAGGATCATCCTTGTTGACGACCATCTTTTTTTTAGAGAAGGAGTCAAAAGTATACTGGACAACGAACCGTCTTTTGAAGTGGTTGGTTCTGCAACAAATGGAATTGAAGCATTAAATCTTGTCGATACATTAAAGCCAGACATCGTGTTAATGGATGTAAATATGCCTGAGATGGACGGAATTGAAGCAACCAAGGAAATCGTTACCCTTCATCCAAATACAAAAGTAGTGATGCTTTCCGTTCATGCAGAAAAATCTTATGTGATCGACTCATTAAAAAACGGAGCATCTGGTTATATCATAAAAGAAACAACTCCTCCTGAATTAATTGGAGCAATTACACAAGTGGTTAAAGGACATCAATATCTACACCCAGAGGTAACAGGGTTTGTCATCGATGCGTTAGTGGGAAAAAACCAAGCTGATACTTTAGAGGCACATCCCCCACTCGAAATTTTAACTGTACGCGAATGCGAAGTGTTACAGTTGTTAGCCGATGGGCACAGTAACGGATCTATGGCAGAGTATTTGCATATTAGCGAAAAAACCGTAAAAAACCATATGACCAGTATTTTCCAAAAGATAAAAGTAGAGGATCGCACTAATGCAGTCCTTTTGGCCATCAAAAAAAATTGGGTAACGATTAAACAGTAAGGGGATCTACAAATGGGGATGTCAGAAAAGTTACTTCGTTCGTATATTAAAGGATGCAATGACACTTGGGATTTAGTTGAAACTGCTATTCATGGCATCCCTGGAATTGGACCAAAAACACATCAAAAAATGATGGAAGCCATTAAAGTCATGGCAGCCAAGGAAGTGGAAGTTCTTGATACTTTGCGACCAAATGACCGAAAAAAGTTATTGAACACCATCGATGATATAGGGTTTAAAGAAAGTTAAAAAAGGTATCCTGCGCAGGATACCTTTTTTTATTTTAAAACCATATTCGCTTATTATAGTCATATTCAAAAGTATCCTCTTCCTCCCTTTTTTCTTCCTCTTGAGGTTCTTGATCAGATAGTTCTAAATGTTTCATAGCCGATACCTCCTTTTTTTTATTCTAATGGAAACGATTTCAGTTGTCTGAAAATTTTACAAAAAATCAAAAAAACGTGTTATAAGAACAGTGGAGATAAAAGAGACAAGTTAACATAATTGTCTCTTTTACTATTTTCATAATTACAAAAGGAGCGTGTTCAACATGACAAATGGAAAAGCTGAACTAATTAAATTGGTGGGAAAGAAAAATGCAGAACGGTATATTCAAATCTGTAAGACTATTATGAAACATGAATCTCAAGGAATTCAGCAACCAGCAGTTAAGGCATAGTTATAAAACTATGCCTTTTTATTTTTTGTTATTTTTCTAATTTCATATTTATGAAAGGAGTTAATTAGAAATGGATTATATACATCAAAGAAACACAGCAATCAAAAGGATGATCGCTTTTATTGAAACCATTCTTAAATCAGCAAGAACGATGAAACCCGAAGATGTTGAGTGGTACACAATCAAGTTATTTGAATTAGAAAATAAAATTGACCGGGAGGTAATCTAATGAATCAATTACCTGAGAGAATTCAGTATCGTTTATCAGAGTTAGAGAAACATCCTCTTTGGATCGATCCAGCTCAATCCGTTGAAGACTCAAAACGATTTGGCTGGATGCGTGGAATTGCTTTAAAAGCCGATACAGAATTTGAAGGACGATGGTATGAATGGCTGCTGATCAATGCCCGAAGACATATGGATGATCCTTATCAAATGCCAGAGACAGTTGTAACTACGGACCGTAGTCGAAGAGGTATCGGGGAGAAAATGTTAGAGAATTGCATGAAATGGGTTTATGCCCAAGGACACCGACTTTGGGAATTCATTGAATGGATTGGATATGGTTTAGGTATTGCTTGGTTCAAAGCACCGAAAATACCTGACCGTCTTTGGCAGATTCTATATGAAACGTTTGATATCCGTCTTCTTATAAAGGAGCCGGCAGATTACTTTTCCCATTTCATTGGGGAACATGGCCAAAGTGGTCATTTAGATTACTTTCCAACTCCTATAGACATCACCAAAGCCATAAACATGATGGTGTTTGCAGACAATGATGACAGAACTTCCAGTCAATATGAACCTTGTATTGGGGCAGGTGCAATGGTTCTGCCCTCTCGTTCACTTAATTTAGTGGGAGCTGACCTGAGTCTGACAATGGTCAAAGTTGCAAGCATACAAGCCTTTCTATATATGCCTTCATTGTTGTATGTTCCAGGACCTATTATTGGATTGCATGCAGATCCCGAAACCTTAACCATCAATAAATACTTCGAGTTTAAAACCAATACACGTATTTACTGGGGCAATTCTTTACTTGGAGAACACAAAGCACCTGTAGACATTTTCGATGATGGAAGCGAATGGATAGAAGTTTTCCTGAGTCCATATGATCTTCGAAAGCGTGAAATTTTTGAATACGACGAATATATGTTTCAATCATGGGATTCGCTTCCATATGACCTCAAGGTACAAATTGTAGCTGCACAAGCACGAGAACTTGGGTTTGACATTATGACCACGAACCCACCTTTCAATGCCCGATTAGGTAAATTTGAGAAACAACAAATGGATGAAATCAAAGCAAGTAATGAAACTTTCTGGAAAGAACGCCAGCAACGTTTAGAACAATTAAAGAAACTTCATGAAAACAAAGAGGAGATTGCATAATCACCTCTTTTTCTATTTTCATAATTACAAAATTACAAAGGGAGTGCTTTAAATGAGTATTAGAGATAATATCGTCGATCGCTACATTCAAGGAATGAAAAGCGGAAAGAATTCTGGATTCCGTCATTACCGTTATGTGAATGGCCAATTTATCGGTAATTACTATGATGGTCCCCGTGTTGTAAAAGAATCAGCTGTACGAGAATCCATTCGTGCATCATTGATTCCAGTCAAAAATAGAAGGAGGGTTTACGCATGAACGAAACAGTTGTTAAAACTAAACAGGAGATTGCTCGAGAAAAATTAAACTCAGAACTCGATAAAATCATAATCAACTATAAGCGTGGTCGCATTAAATTAGAAGAAATTGATTTACTCATTGCCCTAGCAAAAGGATATTTAAGGGGAGAGCCTAGATCACATGAGTGAACTTGTGTTGTTGTCGGTATGTGATGGGGATGCGTGCGAAATCATGGCACGCACTCCCTATTCCACGGACCCCCGGTCATTGATAACAATAATGGATATGGAGGTTGCTTATTATGAAAATCACAGATAAAAATTACAATGGAGTATTATTATTCACCCCAGTAGAACGAAATGCATTTATGGATGTTCGCCCAGCCATTGGATATAATCCTGAACAATATAAGTTCAAAGGAAAACAAATTATTGTACTCCCTTGTGAAATAGAAAAGGATTTTGGAGATGGCCGTTATTTGGTACAGAAGAAATTCGGATGACATAATTTATTAATTTTCTAGTTTTGTAATTATGAAATTATAGGAGGATGTAATTATGAATTTATTAGATGAATTAACAACACAGGCAGATAACCTTTATTGCGAAATGGCCCACGAAGGTAAAATCGAAAATCAAGAAACTCTACTTCATTTCTTAGATAAATTGGTAACTTATTTAGAAACCATTGGAGGACGTGTAGAAAGCATGAGCTATACAGATGGCAGACCAAAACTAAAATATGCGCCCGAAAGGGCGTAGTGTTATAAGAAAAGTAGCAAAGGAGACGATTAGAAAATTGTCTCTTTTTCTATTTTCATAATTATTAAAGGAGATGTTTTATTATGCCAGCAAAAAAAGAAAACAAATCAGTCATTTTCCACGTAGATCCAGTCACCATTAATTTATCCGTCGTTAAGGGAATTTCGGATCAAGAACTTGTTGAGTTAGCCAAAAAGGAATTTCAAAAGATGGTGAAGGTAGAAATCCCAAAACATCGTACATCCATCGTTAATGGAACCGCTCTTTCAGCTGAGGATATTAAACCTGGTCGCCTAATCCTAAACGAAAAAGGAGAAAAGGCAATCATTACAGCTTACAAACCTGGAAACAAGTACCCAATTCACGCAGTCGTTCAAGGGCACAGAAATTATCAAGGAACTATTGGTTTTTATCAAAAAGCAGATCCTTCAACTCCAGTCGATGACTTCATCGAAGGTAAACAATTAAAAGGAATGGATGAATGGTACGAAGGAGATACTGGTTACTTTGTAAATAGCGGAGAAATTATTCCTGTAGTTTTCGGCAAAGGAACAAAAACAAACTACCACGCTTATATTGTAGGTCATGATGCCAAAGGTGAATATTTCACATTAAAGGCACCAAGCTTATCAAGAGTTTTTCCTACTCGAAAAGAAGCCGAAGAAAAATTAAAGTCACTAGCAAAGAGGTAATAGAAAATGAACATTAAACCAGGTATTTGGACTCCATGGGCAAAAGTAGTTTGTTATGAATGCCATGGACCAACATTCAAAAACAGAGGTTATGATTATAAAACAGGTAAATTTTGTGATGAGACATTAAGCGAAGAAGAGTGGAATAAAGTCACTACTGAAAAAGAATTGGCAAAAGGTTATCAAGTTACTCTCTGTGACGATTGCAGTCAAAAGATTCAAGTAGATGATTGCGTAGCAGCCGAACATAATTTAATGCTTCGCTTTAAAGAAGCTGGAATCGATGCGGCTATGGCTCAAACTGGTGGTATGAATTCTGCTTGTGAGATCAGCACGAAGGATGAAGGATGGTACTTAGCGACTTACAATTGGGATGGAGATAAAAACTGGATTGTTTGTCGGTATGATAAAGAGGGAGAACCCATCAATCTTGATGGATTTATTGGAACAACTGACGATGAAGTCTTTAATTACATTACCCACCAGAATGATGTAAAACAATTGTAAACAGAAAAACACCGGGGCCTATGGCTCCGGTGTTTTTCCCTGCTCAACGACGAGACAGATATATTATTAATTTATGTGCCATCGGCACAAGATTAGACTAACAGAGCTTCATATTTTGTGCAAGGTTTATTTTTAGGTCTTGCCAATATTTTCTTATTGTTGTAACATGGATTTAACGACGAGCTGATATCCAGATGTGGATAACTTTTATTTAGTTATTTATATCTGTGGATAACGGTATTGTCGTGCATGCAAATGGACGACTTTTTTGTGTGTTACATACATGTTCGACACATCTTTGTCGAAAGGTTGTTCAAAAGATAGGATTCTAGTCCTATTATTATTTCATATTATGCTTGTATAATAGTAGTTAAGAAATAGACAGACAAATATAAAAATAGAAAACGTTGTCTGTAATTGTCGTATTGTGGATAACTATGTAATTGTAAATAAAATAAAAAAAACCCGCCATAAAAGTTTTATTCGAATGAGGTTTCCTAGGCCACGATTTCGAAAAAAACTTGCAGAGACGGGGTTTGTTTCTTCATGTATGTTAAATCAATTTTAACATACGATTTTAAAAATGTGAAGAACAAACCTCTATTTTCCTATTGTCTTTTTTTGGGCGGGTGGAAATCGGAGGTTTTTATTATGCCCAAAAAGAATTCACCAGTAGGTAAAGGGAAGAAAAAAAGGGAAGAATTAAGCTTACCCCATTTGACTTATATAGTTTGTGATGACTGGATTGAAAAATTAGGTTACGAAACATTCTGTCTCTGGTTAAAGTTTCACACTTGGGTGGATCGCAACGACGAAGATAGAGAATATGATCGTGTTCCGAGGAGCTTTGAAAATATTTATAAAAAGACATTAGAGATATCGAAAAGTAAATTCTATCGATTAATCAAGCCTTTATGGGAATTTGGATTAATTGACATTGTAGAATACGAGGAAAGCGAACGGAAAACAACGAAGCCTAAAAATATCATTGTTTATGAATATCCGTTTCATGAAATCGTCAGGAAATACCAGGGATTAGAAAAACTTAGGGATTGGGATCAAGATTATGAATCTGTTTCTAAGGAGCTGGGTAAAACAGGGGGAAGACCACGCAAAGTCGATGCAGTCGAACCTAAAAAGAAAGAACTTAAATTGGTTAAGTCTAATAAGAAGTACCGTTTCAAAAATAAAACGGTAGAGGGTTTCAAAAATAAAACGGTAGAGGGTTTCAAAAATAAAACGGTCACCGTTTCAAATTCAAAACCCAATAATGTATCAAATATATCTAATAATGTTTCAAATTCTTTTAATAACGAATCAAATAATTTTATTAATCTATCAATCAATAATTCTTCTTTAAATGATGTAGTGAAGGATACATTGCTGGATAGGATAGATAGATTAACTCAATATAAAATTAATGTGTCAGACATTGAAAAACATTTTAATGCCGTTAAGGAAACGTACTGGGTGTCTGAATACGATTATGTGTTAGCTTGCTTATTGGATCAGATGTCGGAAAGACCTAAAACCTTCGGAGCTGTTATGAATAATTGGCTAAAGAGGAATCGTACAGAGTTTAACAATATTCCTGATAAGCAAAAGAGGAATGGTAAACCTATACGAACTGAATTGCTTCCAGATTGGTTTGATAAAGAAGAAATAAAACAGGATAGCCCTGAAACGAAGAATTTCGAGGAATTGACGTTATCTGAATTAAAAAGACAGCAAGAGCGCCTGAAATCTTTAATGCGTAAACATCCTGCAAACAAATCTTTTCCGCAAAATCTTGAAACAGTTAATAAACTGATAGAGGAAAAAGAAAAAATTGAGGAAAAGAAAGCTGAAATAGATAAGATGTTAGAACAGATAGGATAAAAAATGGTAAGCCAGCCATAAGGCTAACTGCTTACCAAAAGTAAGTGCTAAAACAAAACAAATTGACTGCAATCGCAAGCGTCCACATCCATCCGTACTGACGGCGGGATTTCAGGTAATCGATTTGCGGCTCATATTTGATTCCTAATTCACTGTAACGCTTTTGCCATTCTTGTTCTCTCTGGATGGATTCTTTGTGAGCTATCCTCCAGTTTAAAATGCAGAAAACAAGGCAATACAAATTTACAATCATGCCGAACCATTCCATAATCGGTTTCATCGTGCCGTATTGCCCTGTGAAAATGGAAATCATGCCAACTGCAGCTACAATCAAATAAGCAAACAGGCACAGTAAGAGAATGCCTAGAGGACGATACCGTTTTTCTTTAAACAGCCGTAACAATTTTATTTCTCCTTTCAAATAAAAGCGAATAGCTTTATTATAGCCAAAAGGAAAATAAAAACGAAGGGACAATTCAAAAAGACGCGATTACGTAGTATAATCGTACTATGCTATCTAGTTGTCTTTAGAAAAGGTCCCGTGCGGAAACACGGGACCTTTTTGCCTTTATTGTTCGATTAAAGAATTACGATAAATGGTTTCTTGGAGCAGATAGCCTTCCAGTTCCCAAAGCTTGTTTTTGATGCGGTTCATACAAATCTCTGCGCCCATGGACTCGTTGTAATTGGCAGGATCTACGCAGGAGCTGGACTCCACAAACACAAATCCATTCTTCAATTGAACCGAAACAATCGTGGTTTTTCCAAAAGCGGTTTGTATATCGACTTTCGCATCCTCGATCAGGCGGTCAATTTGCTCTTGAGTGACGGTATTTTTCATAGATTGATAACCTCCATTTTAATAAAAATAAACTAGGACTATTGTATCAGTTGTCACCTTGTATTTACAATTTTAATCAAATCTTAATCTTTCAATACTTTTTATCTCGAATTCATGCTATAATTGGAGTACCCTAGATGTAACAGCTCAACAAAAAGGACTCCTTGTAGAAACACAAGGAGTCCTTTTTCCGTTTTTTTGTTCCTATATCCAAGTCGAACCGTTCCAGCTAGACTCAACTTGTTTAACTGTAGTCACTGCAGCATTCGTCATGGTAATCGGAGTGCTTCCATTTAAGAAATCGGTATCCCTCATGGTTGCACTGTTGTTCGCATAATCTCCGAACAGCTTGAATCTAGCGGTATCAATTGAGCATCGCTCTAAAAGCATGTTCTTAGGTTGAGAGCCACTATTCGACGTACTCGCAATATAACGGACAGGAGAATCCGAAGTATTGTTGAATTCACAGTCTTTGAATACAGCTTTGTATTGACGTTGCGCTACTCCGGCTGGGTAAGATGAGCTTGCCACGTTATCATTTAAGGTAATCATGACAGTAGATGCAATCGCGTTGGTCATGTTAAATTCACAACGTTTGAATCGCACTGATACGGTAAGGTTTCCGTTCGTCGCATCGTTGATGAATCCATGACCTGTATCGAATGTGGTATCTTGGAACGTACAGTCCGTAAAAGTGGTTGTGACATTCTTTGTCTTGTCATAGAAATACAACCAATCGATAAAGCTGTTATAGAATCTTGTACGTCTCCAATCAATCTCATTCGTCCATTTGCTCGGACGGATCACAACAGAGTTGAAGCGGTTATCCGAGAACACGCTAGAATCATCATATTTATCAATCTGTACAGCACAATTGTTAAAATCGTTGTTCGTGCATCTTGTAGCTCGAATAGTCCACTGAGTCGCTGTATTCTTATCCCCAGTCGTTGAGTCTAATTTATTTCCTGTGAATAAAACGGCTCCTGTAAGAGAAATGGAGTCCGGCGTCAAACGGTTATTTCTAATCTGAACACTCGTTGAAGGATATGAGGTAGTGTCTACACTCATACTTCCGCCTAATACCCAGTTATGTTCGAAGTCAATTTCCCTTCGTTGGAAACCTACATTATCCATCAATCCAATGGAAGCCGCATCAATGAACAAATTATCTCTTACAACCGTTCTAGCATTGTTATATATAAGAACGCCAGAAGAGAAATTGTACATAATGTTCCCAGTAACATTGATATTGTAGACTGACAATAGCAATCCATTGAATCCGGAAAACATCAGATTGTTACGGATCGTTACCTTATTACAATAACTATCCTCAAAGTTGATACAGTAACGAGTTGTATCAGGGAATAAAGGCACTCCGATACTGGAATCTAAACCATTATGATAAATACGGTTCCATTCGATCAGCGTATCGTCAGCTCCACCACTTATTCCTCCACGGTGGTTATCGTGGATATCGCAGTGATGGATATGGATATTTGCTGCTTGCACTTTAGTAATCGCATAATCGGGTTTAAAAGTAGTTAGACCAACATCTTGTCCTGTGAACTGCATACGTAGATATGCAGCATTATAAGGGACAGTAACCGATTGTAAGTAAGTAGCTTTCTTTCTTGCTACCACTACTTTACTGCTATCCAAGAATACAAACTCGAAGAAAAAACCTTTGATAGCAGGGATACGTGTGTATCCTCCATTCGTACGCAACTGAATAACCTTATGTTCTCCTTGAATAATGGTATATTCTGGAGAGAGATAAGCTCCACTCGTAGAGGCATTAATGGTCCCATCATTATTGATGTAACCAGGATTACATGTGTTGTTACCCCATCCACTGACGTTCCAGTTAGTTGTTTGAGTAGGGGTGTTTCCGATACGGATTGCGTCACCCATAAACATAGAGATGTCAATAAAGGAAACAGAGCAGTTTTTCGCTCCATTATTAATTCCAATTCCCCTTGTTTGCTCCATCCCCTTTTCCGACTCAAAACCAGTTCCTGCATCAGAGAAACTTCTGTTGGGGATGTCTCCAATGATCTTTCCGTTGGTTACATGAGAATTAATACATTCATCCAAACTAATAAGGTTACCTGATAACCTCCATGGCTCTGTGGTATCTGGTGATAAATCGTATGGGTTCTTGTTAATGGAATCATACATAACTTCAAAGGTTGAACCATTTAAGTCTAATGTTTGATTGCTGAATAACTGAATGGGGATTGACTTCATATCGACTGGTCTTGGTCCGCCAGTTGGGTTTGTGTAACAGAAACTATATGTTCCTTTTGGAAGAATCACTCGATTATAGCCATTATCCTTCGCAAACACCAAAGCGGCATTCAATCCTTGAATATTGTTATAAGCTACCGCCCATTCGTCTGTTGTATAAGGAGGTTTTCCAAAGGAACCTTGCGTAATCCCCCATCGATCTAGGTCCACAACATAAGAGATATTGTGGACAACCGAACTTTTTGCCAATTCTATATTTCCACCAGAGGATCCGACAAACATTTTTTTCGTATCTAAAGTAAAGGCAGGTTCTCCAATTGCTAAAGTGGGTAGTTCGTTTTGTTGCCCTCGCTTAAATTGTATTTTTTGAGTCATATTTCCCCTCCTTATAGGACTTTATACCTATAAAGAATTCTATCAAACTTTCAGAAAGATTGCTGAAAATAAAAAAGCCAGCAGTGATGCTGGCTTTCTAAAAATTAATCCCATTCACCAAATTTGAGGTCATAGATTTTTCCAGACGATATGCTGGCAACCGCATAAGTATTACCTGCAACATAACCTAAAGTTTGGGCTTGGCTCCAAGTATTACTGTACATATTAGATGAATTAGAATCAAAGTTTGTACTTACGACAGTAGGCATTTCAATATTATCGATGAATACTTTCATTTTGCCATTCCAATTTTCAAATCTAAATTCATGATATATATTTTTAGTAACACCATATTTTGCCACAAAGATAGCTCCATACGCTACTCCATTGATAATACCAGCTGCAGTCGGTGACCATATCGATTCATTTCCAATTGTGCCTGTATATTGAATAGAAAAATTTGGCTTTGTTACAGGAATAAGAATTGTTCCGGATGTACCCGTACTATGATATTTAATACCATTTGCATCTGTTTCAATATTATTGTAAGAAGGAGTTGCTTGTGATGCCCATTGCACTCTACCTGAAAATTCATTACTAGAATCATATACATATTTGTTTTCAAGCTGAGTATTATATTTTTTAGTCCAAATTAAAGTACCTTTGGGAGCAGGAACAGGATTTGTTACTCCGCTAATTAAGGATACTTTGTTTTGCAAAGTAGCAATTTCTGTTTTTAAATTTGAAACTAGTGATTCAATATATTTCCCGCTATATCCAAATAGAGGCGCATTTTTTCCATCAGCATTTAATTTAGGTACAGATGTCCTTCCACCTCTTACAAATAAATAGTTCACTTCTGCCGTTGTAACGGTATAATGCGTTTGATCCATATACATAAGAAGAAGTCTTTTTTTACTGTCAATGGCCACACAAGGAGAATGGAAGTCCACGCTATCTACCGCATTTGCAAATACACTCACATTTTTTAAGGTGAATTTGTCCGCTAATGCATTATCTAATGTTGCGGTATAATGATAGATCGCACCAGTTTCACCTGTGTTTACATTGCTTGTACTACCATAGAATCTTGAAGCTACGAACACTTCAACCATACCATCATGAACAAACGCTGTAGCCCCAGATGCATTCATGTCAGTAATTGATGAAGATTTTACATAAGGTGTCCAAGAGGCACCATTATCATTAGAGAAAGATATTAAGGCAGGTTCAGGGGATAATCCACCCGTAGCACCCGCGCTTGTCATCCTCGCCAAACTTACTAACTGACCAGGTTTCACTTCAATAATATGAGGCTCTGCTGCTGTAGGTGTTGGACTTATTGTATTCCAACCGATATTAACAACATTCCAATCTATCCCATTATCTGACCATGAAATTTTTCCTCGAACCTCCGCTTGAGCTCCCCATCCAATAATTAATCTTCCACTAGATAGTTTTTGGATGCCCCAAATATTGGAGGAAGTAGTGATAATACCACCTGGTGTAAAAGTAATAGGTCCTTGATTAACCCAAGTGACACCACCGTCTGTCGAGGTTATTCTTTGATAAACTCCACCTAATCTTCTATAAAATACATATGTTCCATCATTTAGTATCATAAAATTATTAGAAGATGTTTGAGTGTCCCATGCAACAGCATTCCCACTAGTATCTTTCGGACTAACAAGAACAGGTTTCGTGGAAATAAGCGTGTCAGGATTAATTGTACAGAAGTATTGGTCTATCTTAGTGAATACATGGGCATCAGCAGCATTAATCAGAACCGCAAAGACCCCTCTTGTTTTATCCCACTGTAAATTGCTCGGACACCATGCGTTGTAGTTGCCAGGCGGATAGAATAATTCTCCTACCGCTTCCGTTTCATAAGTCTCAATAACACTTCCACCAGAAATCGAGCTTAAATCCGAATATTTCGCTAACTTAACATTCCCTCCGGTTGAACCAATATAAAGTTCCTTTGAATCTGTAGTAAAGCCAAATTCACCTTCTGCTAAATTGATCGGCAAACTAGAACTTAACCCTCTTCTGATTTGAATTTTGGGTGCCATTTTTTACCCTCCTTTAAAAGCCAACAGTCTCCTATTGGCTTCATAAATTACATGCTATAAAGTTGGACAGTTAAACCATTCGCCGCATCAATGTTAATGATCGTTATTTTTGTTATTTGTTTATTGAAGAATGTGTAATCTTGACAAATACCTGTATTATCACGAACAGTAGCCGTGTATGCGGAAGTAGTATTGGTAGCGTAGTCTACTCCTCTTTGTCGAATGTAATAGTACCCCTCAGAATTAAGGTCATATTCACGGTAGGTGTGCATGTCACCAGCTAAAGACCAAACGCCATTTCCGAATCCTGACATGATAGTATTGGTGGACACAAGTAAATTGGTATATGGGAATTGCAATGAACCCGCATATACGTTTAATTGACCTGTGTTGCTTCGTAACACCTTTCCACTAAGCACTATTCGGAATTTCGAACCCGCCGCTGGAAGTGTTCCAAAGTCGATAGTAGAATCCACCTGTCTTTCAAAATGCCACTTAGTTACGTCCACGGTTGAGTTCGGGTTCGTTGGAACAATAGCCGCTCCACCAGAAGTAGCCGATAATTGGAATGAGTCAGTCTGTGGATTTACTACATAGTACTTAGTCCTAGCGGAAATCCCCGTAGGATAATAACCAACCACATAGCTACCACCATTACCAGCGTTGACACCTGAATTAACCATATCCTTGTTAGGAATAATGGTCACTGTGTCATTAAGAGCCAATCCATGACCGGTAGAAGAGAATGTGCCATCTGTATAGTTAATAGCTGATACAGCTACCTCTTTGTTCTTCGTATGAGTGTAAGAAGCTACTAAAGTCGGTCCTCCACCACCGCCTGTCACCGTGCCCGGCTTCCAAAGGCTTGTTGCAGAATCATATTTCAACACTTGACCATTGGTTGGTGCAGTTGTCGTCGTATCGACGTCAGTCAGACCATCTAAATTTGATGCTCCTCCAACCGGGACATTCGTAGCAGTAGAAGTACCAATAAAAACTTCACGAGTGTCTGTGCAATATCCGAATTCTCCTTCATCAAGGTCAGGCAAATCACCTTTTAATCCTCTGCGCACTAAAATTTTATCCATTAGAATCCCTCCATCTATTGAACTTGTAATTGTCGACTCGTCATGTTGCCACCGCTCCGCTCGGAACGAAGGTGATCAAACCAGTGGCAACCGTGGCTACATCGCCGAAAGCATCTTTTACTTTGGCTTCGTGATACATTCGACCATCAAATCCCGCCGTATCTTGGCTGTTGAGTTTTACGACAAACAGTCCTTTTCTGACATCCCGAATTGCAATATCATCCTGCGTCGTTTTAGTCACCAAAACGATAGGGGCTTTGACTGTCTTTTTGACAATCCATGTAATGGAACATCCTGTTAAGTTAATGGGGGTTCCGTTAGAATCGGTCACACCAATATTGATTAACATGGTATCGCCCGCTACCATTGAGAAGTTCTGGTTCTTCTTGGTCATAAAGCACCCTCCTTTACCTCCTCCTTATAGGTCGAAAGTCCTAATTAATTATTATTCTATCACGTTTAAAGATTGATAATGGTAAAAAAAAACGACCTTTGAAAGGTCGTCTATTAATTTTTTAGAATCCCCGAAAAACTCACACTGCCAGCGACATTTCCTTCAAGATTCACTTCCCCAATAATTTTGTCGCCAATGAATAGGTTTACGTCGCCTTTAGCAGAGATGACCACATCAACCGGAGTTGTTTTTCCACCGTTGGTCCGTAAAGAAGATTTAGAGTCTAATAGGATTTTGCTTCTGGTTGTCGTAAATCCATTAACGGTCACTCCCGTTTGTCCACCGAATAAGACCGTATTAAGTGTCCTTCGGATCGCTTCTATCTCAACAGAAGTAACACCATTAACAGCTGAGCCTTCTCTACGAATTCGGATATCGTTGGCAGCAATCGAGCTCGTTGCCGCAAAAGAAGCCTGTGCCAGTCTCACCCCGTTGAACGATAGGGTCAGAGAAGCCCCCGATTTCAACGATGAACCGCTTAGGCGGACAGCGATTGGAATGCTATCCACTCTACTTGTATCCGTTAACTTCACGATTCCGCCTAAGATAACAAAGCCATTGATTTCATTCGTACTCGTTCCCTGAGCATTGACGCCGATCGCTCCGCTCTTTATGACTCTACCAATGGCGGTTACGGTGCCATTGCTTGAAACCGAAGCGTTGGCCGGTCTCGTCAATATTTGAGAAATGCTTATGTTACTTTTTCCATTAAAAGTGAACGAAGGCGCGATCGCGACCCTATCGCCTACAACAGATAAATTTCCTTTGCCAGAACAAGAAACAGTATTTTTAGCAACTATGAACGCGGAGGCTGTTAACACACTAGACGCATGAATAGGGAGTGGACCTGATAAAGATACTGTTCCTTCTTCAGTCGTAAGGTTACTCTTGCCCGCAGGCAACGCCGTTCCAGATGCAATATATCTAGAAGATGATGTGACCGCACTTGACGCCGCGATAGAAGCACCGGTACCAGCAATTACATTTCCATTAGCACTGACAGAACTTATTCCGGAAGTGGAGCCAGAACCTTTTGTGATCAAGATTCCCGATGGAGTTGCTGCACTTGTTGAGGTAATGGAAATGATATCTGAAACCGCCTTGATTTTTCCGTTTGTTGTCACCACTCCGGTTCCGAAAGATGAAACATTACCTAATGCCATACAAATTGCGGACAATGTTACCGTACTGGATGAATTGCTGGTGATCACAGCGGATGACGAAATGACGTTTCCACCCGCCATGACTAATCCAGTTCCAAAAATTAAAGCGGATACTTGTCCATCAATCGTTCCATAGGACTGGGTTGAACTCGATGCATTTATCGCAATCGGTCCTGACAAGACTGTTTTAACGACCGATTCACCCACGGCGCTGACCACAACGGTACCTGCTCCGGAAGAAGAAATGGTTCCCTTTTTGATTACAGTTCCTGTTACGAACACCTTCGATGGTAAAGGGTCAATCTCAATGGAAACAGGGGTTGATGAAGCGATACCTCCAACGACATTTCCAACGGAGGAAATTGAAACGTGTCCTGTTAAAACACCGGCACCCTTAGCACTTAACGAAGAAAGCGAACTTATAAAAATAGAGTCCAACGTTCCTCCATCAATGATAAAATCATATGCGGTGTCATCAGGACTTCCACCGTCGATGACGGTATCGTATGACGGATCATCAAAGTTCCCTCCATCTATCGTCCCTAATGAAGAAACAGAACCCGATACAATCAAAGTAGAACGGCCATTGATTACAATGGTGTAATCAACAAAATTACCACCATCGATAGCAGAATCATTTTGATTGGTAAAATTACCGCCATCAATTGAGGAGTCGTTAGGGCTAGTAAAGTCACCACCGTCAACGTCGGAACCCGTAGAAGGAGAAGGTAAAGACGTAAAGACCCCGCCATCTCGTGTGTTACTTACGGTTGTATTGGTAAAGGATCCGCCATCGACGGTGTTCGTGCTGACATAATTTTTAAAAGAACCTCCATCAAGAATATTGGTTGTTGTTCCCACCAAACTTCCTTGAGAGACGAGAGAACCTGATGCCGTAATAGATATAGACGAATTTTGTATCGTGTTTCCAATCGATGTGATAGTTGTACCAGCACTTATGGAAACAAAGGATTGTTGGATAGCAGCTCCATAAGTGGTTACCTGCGTATTAGCATTTATGGAAACACTAGAAGGAACCGAACTTGGTTGAACAACAAGAGAACTTAAATCAGTAATCGTAACCGAAGATGTTAGAATCGACCTTCCATTTGCAGTAACGGTCGAACTTGCCCCTATCGAAACCGAAGAAATATCCGTAAAGGCACCGCCATCAATCGAAGAGTTTTGAGTATCCGTGAAACCACCAGCATCGACGGAGGAATCCTGCGGATCTGCAAAATCACCTCCATTGATATCCGAATCTTTAGAAGGAGAAGGTGAAGATGTAAAGGCACCGCCATCCCTCGTATTACTTACGGTTGTATCGGTAAAGGCACCTCCATCTATGGTGTTAGTAGTAACGGAATTGTTAAATATTCCTCCGTCGATCAGTCTAAAGACGCCCCCATCCTTAACGGAATTAAATTGCGTTGTTTGGTAAGCACCGCCATCAATAGTAGAAGTAAACTGGGTGTTTAAAAAACTTCCGCCATCAATGCTTGCCATAGGGGTTAATTTAATAACACTGGCAGTAACAGTCAATCCACTAGGATTGGGATTAAGAGATACTGTCCCAAAAACAGGATTAGTCGCAGCTCCAGTGGAAGTTCCCGCTACAGTTTGTCCGCGTTCATCCAAACTTCCGAATATAAACCGCCCTCGCTCGTCTAATCGATTCGAAGTCCATAGACCTCTAGCTGTAATAGGCATAAGCTTTCACCACCTTTTTGCCCTATATTTTTTTTAAAACGAGACTTCCCGGAACGAGACTGTTTGTGGAAGGGCTAGTTTTGAATAATAACGGTTAGAAGAATGCGCTCCATAATATTGACTTAAAGTGGTATCCCCGTTGTTTGCCCTTAACAGTCCATAACTGGAATCAAAATTCCAAAACGGAATAGTAAGCGTTCCGCTTGCATTAGTGCTTACTATTTGTCCTGTATTGTTCATGAGATAGAGGTAGTAAACTTGATTATTAACACCGGCATTCAGTGCGCTGCTGTCCACTGGAGTGGTTGCAGTCGTTAACAACGTACTGCTTTGAATATTAGATAAGGTTAAATCTTTTAATGCCGTTCCATTTTTTGATAACTGCAATCTAGTCGGATAAATGAACAAAGCGCAATAATCGAAGGAAACATTGGCCAGACTAGCCCAGACTTGAACATTCAACACATCCCCAACTTGCACATCATAAAAACGAAAAACGGTAGTGGTCCAAAATTGCGCTGCTGTTACACCGGTTTGCGTTTGTGCCGTAGTAACACTGGTTCCGTTTTTAAACGGCTGATGAGATATCGTAACAGTGTTTCCTGAGTTGTTTTTTCCACTGACTACGACAAAGGCGGTGTACTTACAGTCAAAGACAGGCGATAAGGTAGGGAAATCACTCGTCTGGACTGTAAAAGTTGCCCCGATACCTGCAGTTTGAGCAGTCGGCATGTTTGTAGTGAAATAGGTGGCCGACGGATTATTGTTAAAAAAATCTTCTCGTGGTGTTGCCTGTGTAATAGTAAAGGTTTTTAATGGTCCAACGGCCGCTTTTCCTGTGTCACCCCATAATACAGTCACCTTCAACCACCTCACTATGCATAGATATTAATCTTGTCATTTCGTTTGCACCCCGTCGTATCCAATCAAGGTTGCACTCGCTGCCGTATTCTTGATTTGAATCCATTGGCTATTCGTACAATGGAACACAACGCCTAACCTTCCTCCAAAAGTAGAGTCAGAATCAAATTTTAATAGATTCGTCCCGTCTGTTTTATAAAACTCAACAGTCCCCTGGTTATAATAAATATTATGAATCACCCACTCCACTCCGGAAGCTGGCTTTATATCCAATGTTCCACTTGCCGCAACGGAAGAAAGTCCTGTTACTACATCTCCTACTGCCATTTACTGTCCCTCCTCATATAAAAACAGCAACAGCCTATAAAGACCATTGCTGTTTCGTTTATTTCTATTAGTCTAGTGTGATTGTTAAGTTAGAAGCAGCAATTTTGAACTGGTCGTTCTGAGCAATTGCTTTAGAAGTCCCAAGTGTTCCCCACCAAAGCATGTTGCCACCTGATACCGCATCAAAAATGCCAATGGCAGTAATCGTGTTCCAAGAAGCTGTCGCAACCGGAAACGTGATGTCAGCCGCATTTGTGATGGATCCGCCTGTAGCAGAACCCCAACCAGCAGCTAATACTTGCTGACGAGCATAACCTGTAGATGCAGTCGATACTTCTGTACCTCCGCCTGCATCTGTTGGAGACGCTGTGAATAATGCGATATAGCATCCAGCAGGCATAGAGAAAGAAGTTTTTCCTAATGAATGTTCGAGAATCTTATTTTCTAAGTAATCTGTCATTGAACCGGCCATGATTACAATTCCTCCTTTATAAATACAAACTTACATTCATTATAGGTTATTTTACCTACCTTGTGGGACTTTTGTGCTATTCATTATGTCATCTTTTTTATATGAAACTGGGAAATGTTGAGGGAATTTTGTTTGAAATAGACCAATTCGATATTTTTTTTCGCAGAATCACGTATTGAGGAACATTATGTAAAGGGACCTTTAAGTAAAGTGATAGTTTTCTATTTGTGCAGTTTAATAATATACTAAATGCATAATTGTATAAAAAAAGAGATCCCCGAAGGGATCTCCTTTTTTATTTCCATCCTGCAAGAATTGTAGCATAGTTGGTGACCGCGGTGTCGCCACGGTAACAAGCAGCAAACGTAGTCGCTTTGACTGGGCAGGACTCCAGCCAGTATTCTGGAACCGCTCCACGAAGAGAGGTACAGCTTGCAAACGTGAAGGATAGGTTCTTGAGCACCGTACAAGTGAAGAACAATTGACTTCCGATGGAAGTGATTCCTGTACCATTGAAAGCATAAAAAGCATTCGCGAGTCTTGTGTTCATACGGAACAGATCACTTTCTAAAGCACCTGTAATCTGTCCACAACCATACATAAATCCATCAATATTGGTAAGCTTCGTACAGTTTGAGAACAAGTTCGTCGGCAATGCCCCATTTAAACGGCTAGGGTTCGGATTGCCAACGGTGACCATACTGAACATATAACTAACGGTTGTGAGGTTAAAACAGTTTTGGAATAATTCCACCGGCAAGGCGTATGGTCGGTCGACATCGAGTTCAGGATTATTTAATCCTACACAATCCTGGAACATATTATTCATATTTTGGACTGCCCGACAATTTATAAATAAATCCTTATCAAGTGGTCCGTATAAATAATAGCACTGGTAAAACATGCTCGACATATTCACTACTTTAGAAGCGTTCATGAACAAGGTAGGTGGAATCTCCGAACGTAATTGTTTACATTGGTAAAAAACAGCCGACATGTTCACGAGATTTGTACATTTATCAAACAAGCCATACTGAGTGACATTTTCGACATCAATTAGAATATTCGGGTCTAGTGGACTAGGTGCCTTGCTCCAAGTAGAAATCCGTTTTGGAATCTCTCCTGTTAAGCCACTGCATCCGTAGAACATTTCTTGAACATCCGTCAATTTCGTATTGTCATCTAAAAATCCGATAGGGATGTTTCCTGATAGTTTATTACATCCTCTAAACAACTGAGCAATGGTCCATACTTCTGTTTTCCCTTTTAATAAATTCGGCGGAATTACTCCAGTCAAACCATTGCATCCATAAAATAAACCAGCTATTTTGGTTAATTTTTTGTTGTTTTTCAAGAAATCGGTCGGAATGGAACCTGTTAAACCAGTACAATTCTGGAACAAATATTGCGCTGAATCTAAATTAGGACTTTTATCTAGCATTCCTTTGTCAGAATCAGACACATAAGCCGGGATTTCTCCACTTATGGAGGTTCCCGCAAAGAACCATTCCACGTTGTTTAAGTTATTGGAGGTGGAATTGCTTCCTCCGATGTTGTTGAATATTCCTCTTGGGATTTGACCAACAACACCTGAACATCCGTTAAAGAATTGCCCTACCGATGTAAGCTGTTTATTCATTAAAAACATATTTTCTGTCGGCGTCAATTGTAATGAAGTACAGCCTGCAAACATCCCGTAGGCACCGTTTAATGCTGTATTGTAATAGAAGAGATTATCCAAATAAGCATACGTAACTTTCGTGCCATTAAACATCCTACCGACTTCAGTTAATTTCGTGTTGTAACGAAGGAAGTCCATCGGAACTTCTCCGGTAATACTAGTGCCTGAAAATAAATAACTGGCATTCGTTAAAACCGTCATAGGTTGCATTAACCCAGCAGGCAATGTTCCGTTTATCCCAGTACATCCAGTGAAGAATTCCTGAAGGTTCCCCATTCCTGTGCATTTACTAAATAGATTGCTAGGCAAAGGTCCGGTAATTCCAGTACATCCACCAAAAGCCTTCCAAGCATAGGTGAACTTGCTCGTGATTCCTGAGTTCACTAAAATCTGAGTGAGGCTTGCCATTGTTAATTTCACACATCCTAAAAACGTTTCGGACATACTGGACATTTCCGATAAATCCAAAGTAGGTAGTACCGTTAAATTGCCGCATCCGAAGAACGCACGGCTTGTGCTGCCAACTAGTTTAACCGTTCCTTGAATGGAGGTAAGGTTCGTACAGTTGTTGAACGGATCCTCATTAGTGGAAACGAGATTAATGTTTCGAATATCCGTTACACTCGAACAGCCGGTGAAACTAAGATACGTTAAACTTAATCCTCCCAAATCCATGTAAGTCGGAGCAAGGGATGCTTTTCCATACTTAATCGATTTGATGGCAGAGTTATCGCATCTGAAAATTTTGAGCGCATTGTAATTCTTCAATACTCCGCCTTCGGTATACTGACCGAACGTGACATTCGAGATATAGTTGGTCGAACTAATATCCAATTCTTGCAATTTCAGAGAATAAGTCAAATCGAGATCCGTGATACTCGGATTCGAGACACCTGCCATCTTTAATGTCAGCAAGTTCGGACATCCGCTTAAATCCAACGCTCGCAGTGACTTGGTATTAGAAACGTCAATATAGGTCAGATTATCGCAACCATTGATGACGACACTTGCGAGTTTGGTGTTCGCCATTGTCACGGTTTGAAGTCCGTTACAATTCGTGATGGTTAGTTCAGCCAACGATAAGCATCCATCTAAAGAAATCACTGGCAGATATTCCTGACCGTTAATCTTGAAGGCGGTGATATCGGTATTCGATAAATTTAATTTCTCGATTACCCCACCCGTTTGGTTAAAGACGACGTTCGCAATATGAGTATTGCTGGCATCGATTTCTTTCAGTGTCGTACATCGGGATAGATCCAATGTTTTATCATCAACCTGATAACCTAAGTTAGTACATCCGTTGACCAAAACTTTTTGCAGATATTCGTTTTGTCCGAGTGAAATGGACTGAATCCTTGTGGAATTGCTGATGTCCAGCTCAACGAGTTTTCTAGCATTACCAAGGTTGAGCGAACGAACGTCCAAATCCTTCAATCCATCGAGATACATAACGTTGCTGCATCCATAGACCGTCATATTGTTATCTGTACCATTATCAACGTACATCGAGAACTCGGTCCATTCATCCTTATCACAATACTTTCTCATGATGTCATTGGTGGCATCCGAGAAACGGATTTGAATCCATTGAGGAGAGTAGGTTTTTACTTTCAGAGTAAGTTGTCCTCTCTTATAGGAACGAATAACGGCGTTATTATTTACTTCCTGATTGAATCCAAAAACGCTGTCCATATAAATAAAGCGTTCCTTCAGCCATCTTTCCGTAAATTCCTTTCTCGAACCGTTACACGCATATAACCATTGTAAACCTGCTTCGTTCAAATACTTGATGCGGGCATCTTGGTTATAGTATTTTTGGCCGATCCCATCAATAACTTCATCCATGACATAAGAAGTGATATTCTCATAACTGAAAATCGGCGGTGCATCTTTTCCATCTATCGTTCTGTTTTGGCGGAGCTCCTTATAGCGTTCCGAAATTTCATTTCCGAACATGCGGTTTAATTTCACCCACAAATTGCTTCGAGATGTATTGTAATCCCCTTTATCCATATCAAGACCTGCATCGAAGGCAATGATTCCTGAGTTGTTCAAACCGAATAAAGAGTCACAGTCGTAAAAGGACGGATACCAAATGGTGTTTCCTTCATTGTTTTTACCCCAAGTGGACAATACCATGTTTTTCCCTAAGTTATCAACCATCCCCAGTACATACGCAATCAAATAATAGTCAATCAGGTGACGTTTGCTAAAATGCTGTTCCAACTCGGAACGGAAGGTGTCGTCAGTGCTGTTTTTAACCCATGTCACCAAGGTCTGCAATTCATTATGAGAACCCGTCTTCAAAACTTTGGTGCCAATACCATCAACGAGTACCGTTTCCGTCACGGCGGATTCTTCACCACGATAGTTATAACGGCTCTTAAATTCGGACCGAACACTATCCCATGAATCGTCCATGAACGCGGCAGCACCGGAAGTTCCGTTTACGGCAACCTCATAAGAGACCGCATTTGGGTGTCGGCTGATGGTTCCATCGGCATTGAACGTTTCAAATCCATAGTTATTGTTGGCATAACGGTCAATGTTCCATGTGTAAATCCCCATGTCCTGCCCATTCATGATAAGACGTACAGGGAATCCATCTACGTTCATCCGGGTTGTTGGATCTTTTACCTGGTTCGGATATGGATATGGCTTGAAGAAATCATAGATAAATTTGTTGGTGCCAACGTTATTGGCATTGGAACTATCCATGAAGTTTGCCTTTAATGTCCAACGACTCTCCGGCCTCCACTCATCCTTCGGTGCATAGTTGGTGGTTGGTACGGCTCCATCCATCAACTTGATTGTCCAGTTTTTTACCGGATAGTTTTTGGAGGACGTCCCCTGCCAGCTGACCCAGCAGAAGTCTTTAACAAAACGCTTGTTAGGGTTTTTCGGGTCTTCATAGGAGATTTGCGCCTGACGTTCTGAGTTTTCATCCATCCCGTCAAACTTACCGGTAAAGGTGATCTTCGGCATCCCTTCATCATTCGAATTCAAGTCACGTAACGCTGTTTGTTCGGTTTCATCCTTAAAGTCCGCGATGTAGTTGGTTAAAACATCGGCATCCGTCAAGGCACGGTCGTAAACACGGATGTTTTTGACGGCTGAAACAGAGAAGTTGACCATTTTCCCGTCAGGATCTTTTCTAGCACCCACATAAATCTTGCCATCAAAGGTGAATTCATCTTGATAGTTTTCTAGGTTAATATCATTTGGCTGTAAATAGGTAACAGCCGAGATAACTCCATTTTCATAAATCGTCATCAATCGGTCGGTTCGATTCACCACATACGTAATTTTCGTCCAAGTGTCATCTTGCAATTGAACACTCACCATTTCACTTCGTTTAGTGGCTATGGAAGCGGAAGACGGTGTAATTTCAAAACCTTGGAAAGGAGTGAGTGGCGCCTTACAGCTAAGTACCCTCGCTTCCACATCCCCAACATTTTTGATCTTGCACAGGACATCAAGCGTGAAACCGTTCTTTATCCCTTGAAGGAACGGCTGTAGATTGATTTCTGCATAGGACTTACCAGAGCAAACCAGTGTATTATCGATCCATCCATTCGAGAAATAGTTGAAGTTATATAGGTTACATGTGACTCCTTTTCCGCTTGTATCCTCCCATTTCGCCTGGGTTGAACTGTTATTGATTTTACCTGTAGCATCAAATTCCGCTATTAGGCCAGTTCGCACCGGTTGATAAGGCTCATAACCAGAAGTAACGACTTCTAGGTTAATCGTCAATTCGGCAGTGTGGGCACCGTCAACGGTCGTGGTTACGATTTTAAAGGTATGCGGTCCCTTACTCATGTTCGTTCCCACGTTCCAGAAGTTTACACCTGGGAAAGTTTTCGCTGTTGTCAGTAGGACTCCATCTATATAGTAGTCGGTATTGAAAGAGTATTGCCCCTTCATCGAAATTCGGTAGTCGAGCTGAATGTTCTTACCGACGTCTATGGTTGGCTTATCCCAGCTCGTACTCATGAATAGGTTCAATGAGTCGGTCGCTACCAACGTATATTTCAGTTCATTAGAGGTATATTTAGTATTTTTAACCTTCATCCGCAATGAGCTGATCCCCATGAAAGGAAGTTTCCCGAGATTCAGTACATTGTCCCCAATATTAGCACCAACGGTTGTTGTCACTCCGTTGAATGTATATTCCAACAAGACGGATTCATTTACTTCTGTGAGAACCGTATAGGGGATGGCGATGTCATCATTCAGTGTGAAATCCTTGCTATCGCTAAAAGGAGACGTAATAGCAAGGGAACCCGAGATAACCTTAACAGTAACAGGTGTACTAAAAAAACCTTGTTTATCTAAGACTGTAATTGTCAGGTTATGTGTTCCTCGAGGAAACGGACCAACTGTCCATTTGTTTCGTCCTTGCGGAATGGTCGGTTTTTCGATTTTGCTGCCCCATGTCAGGTTGGCTTCTCCGTTACCTGGATTCGGAGAAGTAAAATAATAGTAGATATCTAGCGTCTCATCCGAATTAACGAGATAATCTGTTGCTCCGTCAATGGTTACGACAGGAGTGGAAGCTCCTCCGCCTCCACCGCCGCTGCCGCCGCCGATTGTTCCGTTTTCATAGATGTACTTTACATCGTTCTTTATCGTTTTAATGGATTCAGCTACTTCCTTGAAGGCTCCTCCTACGTTCTCCGATTCGAAGTTCCCTTCTACATCTTCAAACTTCAGGTTATTGGCCAACATAGACGTTTTCTTTTCCCATTCCTTTTTCTCTTTATTAAAGACTTTAATCGACATGTACTCTCCTCCTATCGTCTATTCGCCTTTGGAAGGATGGTCAACGAATCGAACTCAATCGGAACCACTTCCTTGCCTACGTTATCGATGAGCGGCATGATGTTTGTCAGGCGATATGCATGGTATTCAATCTTATCCCAAGAAAACGTGAGCGTCCCATAGCAAGGATCACCCGGTTTTTCATAAACCGCTCTCCAAGGGGCAACTGTGGCTGGAGCTGTTTTCCCGCTTAACTTATAGCCAGTCGCCTGCATCATTAACCAGTAAACGCCATTGGCATCATCAATAACATCCTTTGTGCCGTTGAGTTTACCCATTCGATAAGAACGAGTGTAACAATGATGGTGACCGCATAATACGACATCCACTCCCGCATCATAAAGAGCAGCAATAAACGGTTCACACTTCTTCGCCCTTACAATGGTATAGCTGGATTCATGCATGAACGCAACTACCCATCGTTTTTGATTTTCCGGTTTCGCCATATCTGCTTTAACGAATTCAATTTGTTCAGCGGTTCCTCGAATGAACTTGGTGGGATCCAATGGTTCCGTCAGGATGTTCGAGTCTAAACAAATAAAGTGGGTATATCCATAATTCCAGCTATAAACAGAAGGATATGGGCTGTTTTCAATCGTTGAGTAATAGGAATACGCATAACTGTACAGCTTATCTACCAAGTCATTGTTTCCAACCGTCGACATCTCCACGTGGGTGGCCAAATTTTGTTTCGCTGATTCGAAGTAACCACGCCATTCAAAGGAGCGGTTTGCGTTTTGGGTGCGGTCGCCACTATTCAAGATGAAATCATAGGTTTCATTTTTCTCGATATAGGCATTGGCTTTTGCCCATGCTGTGTACTCCATCCCATTCCAACTTTGCTGGTCGGTCGTCCACACCATTTTGATTGGGCGGCTTGTACTTCTCGCATCTATGACCGTATGTTCATATTCATCGCTCCAATGCCCTTCGTACCCTGCTTTGTATACATAAGTGGTACCGGGTACCAAATTTTTCACAATCACTCCATGAACTGTCACATCCACATGGTCTGGGTGAGCAATGAATTTTTTGGTCGAAGGGACGGTGATCCAATCAGGATCGCCCTTTCTCTTATATTTGAGATACCCCTTATCAGTTGGCTGGGATTGCCATGTGAAGGTACGAGTCGTATCGCCGTCGTAGCCAAAACTAAGGCTGATTACGTTCGGGCTTGATGTATCCAAAGGAATCTGGTCATACGCATAATCCCATTGACCGAATTTGCTGGAACGAGGTGAGTACATATTCAGGTCTGCAGTTCTCATATCCACATAATCGATATCATATGAATTGTCCCCGGTATTAGAAAAAGCAAAGATAACATCCTCGGAATATTTGCGTTTAATCATCCGATTTTTATTCACCAGTTGCAGGAATCCTTTTTCAAATCCGTCAATCGGGCGGGTGATGTCTTCGCCCCCCACACCGAACAAATTGATATAGCCAGGGGCTTTTGTCTTTTGTCCATCGGTATTAGCAGGGTTAACATAAGTGGACGCCGTTGTTCCTACACATAGATACACCTTAAATCCATTGTCCGAAATAGGAATGTCCCATCCCATGTCAAAGTCGAATACTTTGCATCGAACAGAGCGACGGTACGGATCGGAATGTTGTGCGCACCTTACAAGAAATGAACTGTATGGCTTAATTTCTCCTTCCAATTCGAGTACTTTCCACGGCTGTAAGTACTCCCCATATTGAAGGGATAAACCCCGGAGATTCATCGTTGCTTCGGTTGAATTGTATAATTCTATAAAGCTATGAGAAACTACTGTATCGTTGGTATTCCTCGCACCGCCGCCATACACCTTATTTATAAACAAACCTTGGAATCGACCGGCGCTCAGAGGGTCTGCTGGGTCAGGAAGATTAATGGTCGCGGCATCTGTGCTTAAAATCATCGGCTCTCCCGCATCATTGACGGATAATCGGTATTTTTTACCGCTCTCCGAGATTAGTTCCACGTAATCGGCGGTCACATTTCCGCTTCCGCCACTGCCGCCGGTTCCTCCAACCTTCGCAATCAGACGCAACCTTCCTTTGTTTCCAATGTACAGCTCCTCCGTATCAATGCAAAAACCAAATTCCCCTTCTTGCAGGTTTTCAATATCCGCCTTATACCCTCTTTTGACGAGGATGTGCCCAACGGTTCCTTCTGCGCCATCCCCTAAATCAGGTGCGTTGGGATCAGTGTTTGTCGATGTTCCATCGGAACCAGGCCGTATCCCTTTGAAATAACCCGGATCGAGTTCATAATCCAAGGCATATTCAAGCGCATCCACCTTTGTTTTAATAGCAGCGACTGTATTCTTGATTTCATTCCCCAAGTCGGTCTTCATAACCTCATCGATGTCCTCATCGCTGGTATCGACCCAAATCAGGTTTGTATCCTCTGGAGGAGTCGCCCCTTCATAATAAATCGATTTAGATGCTACTTGGTTGTCCACATATGAGATATCGGCTTTTTTTTCTAATTCGGTATCCACATAAGTTTTTTGAGCCAGATGGGAGACATCAATTGTGCCGCCTGAATTGACTTCAATGATACGGTTCTCCACATACGTTTTGGAGGCTTTTAGCTCTAACTCCTTATCGACATATGTTTTATCTGCTTTGGCTTCGACAACGGTCGTATCAGATTTTTCTGCCAGTTTGCCATCGACGTAAGTCTTGTCGGTCTTCGCAGAGAGCGCATTGTCCACATAGGCTTTATCAATCTTTTTCGCTACTTCACCATCCACATACCCTTTGTCCGTTTTCTTGGAGAGTTCCGCGTCCACGTAGGTTTTATCCGTTTTCTTAGAAAGCTGCGTGTCCACGTATGTCTTATCCGCCTTAGAGGAGATATCAACCGTTCCCCCCGTGTTCACTTCTACAATGCGTTCCTCGACCCAAGATTTTAGTGCATAGTCCGATTCAATTTCTGCTTTGTATTTTAAAAATTCATCCCGATAAAACAAACTGATTGCCGGATCGGGGTCATCTTCATAAGGAATTTCCGGTTCTTCCAACAAGTCCAATACCGATTGTGGGATAGGCGTCAGAATGACAATCTTTTTGTTGTTATGCAAGACAATCGCCTTACGCAATTGCATGGTCGTCAGAAAGTTTATATACGTCGTTTCATTAAGTTCGAGTACTTGATCCCCAAGCGCCCGATTGATGAGCTCAAGGTTCTTTATCTGCAACGTCAAACCGTTAGGTATCAGCATTCTATTCCCTCCTTATAGGAAATTTGTCTTAGTTTGATTATACCAAGTTTTCAGGATTATGATTTCATAACATGCTACAATTATAGGTAATAAGTCTTGTAAAATCACAGATTAGGAGGGATATGCATGGTGGATTATGTACCAGGTACGCCAATGAGGTTCACTGAACTGGTTGATCTCTGCGGTAAATACTGCGATTCGTGTGAAGTGATGGTGTATATGCATTATAAGCTAGCAAATGAGTGGAGATTGTTATCCATTAAGAATTTCGGAATCCGGGAAGATACCCAGTATCAGTTGACGAACATGCAAAACTATGCAAACGAAATCAAATTCATCGAGATACGGCCGGAACTACTACACATTCTTTGGGAAGACATTATTTTTGATTAATAGGGAGGTGACATTTTATGGGCTTTTCAGGTTCCATTACGAAACGGTTTAGAATTTTAGAAGACCAGGAAATCAACGTGAAGACACTTGGTGCGATGGGGGATGGGATCTCTAATGACGGTCCAATTCTCCAAAAAGCCTTGGACTTAGCTTTTTCTAGAGGCGGGGGCACCGTCTTAGTACCTGATGGATATTATTTGATTGGTTCTCAGTTGCTCATCAAAAGAAATGTGCAGCTGATCCTTCACCAAAATGCGCGGATGCTTCGTGGATTTGTAAGAGGTTCGTTTTTAGCCAATTATCCAAGTAACGCTGACACGCTTACAGATCCAACAGATTCTTATTCAGGGCATGGAAATATCACCATTGAAGGAGGAACTTGGGATGGCAATGTCCTCTCCGGTCCTGACTCCACTAGTTATAACATGTTTGCTTTTACACGGGGTCGTGATATCACGTTCCGTAATATCACCTTCAAGGATGTAAAGTCTAACCATTCCCTTGATCTAGCCTCGCTTGAAAATGTTCTTATAGATAACTGTAATTTTTTGGGCTATAAAGATGCCACCACTGATCAATCAAGGGACTATGCCGAAGCCATCCAGATAGCTCCTTTTACCAAACTAGGGTCAGGAGGCACCGGTGATTTTAGCGGGAAATCCGTCAAAAATATAACCATACAAAACTGTTATTTTGGTTCGAGCGGTACGGCTGGCATGGGGCCCGTAGCAACTGGAATTGGAAATCATTCCTCTGTTCATGATGAATATGTGGAGGACGTAAAAATCATCAATAATACGTTTGAGGGGATGACTTACGCAGGGATTCGGAACTTCAAATTTAAAAACTGCAAAGTGTCAGGAAATACGTTTATTGGCTGTAAAAATGATATTCTTTGTTCTGCAGATGATGGTTTCCAAACTTGGGTGTATGATCCCGCTACAAAAGATATGGTACATGCCGACAAAGAACCCCAAAGTGGTTCGTATATGAACGTTACAGAAAATCACTTTGTAGGTACTATATCTTCTACATTCGTATTAAGAGGGTGGGCTGGAACAAACGGTATTGGCTATTGGGATAATATCCGCTTTACCAACAATACATTCGATCGAGGGGCTGCTCCGGATGTACAACCAGACAGCATAAAGTCCACAGGAAATGCGATTCAGATGACGTGGGCGAAAAACGTGGTTGTTCGGGACAATCAGTTAAGCGATGTACAACGGGGTGTAGTCCTCTATAACTGCTTAAATGCAACGGTAGAGAATAATAGAATCGAATCCACGCAATATGAAGGAATTTATGTATCGGAACTGGATGATACTTTTAAAAATCTAGGATATACAGGGTACGTCAACATCCGCAACAATACGCTTGCAAATATCCCTTATACGGGTATCTATATGTCCTATTCGAAGGGCGGAAGCATCAGGGGAAATCGTTTAAACAACATCGCTTATCAATCCGATAATACCCGCGATGCCATCGGTCTCGTTTATAGCGACAGCATTGAAATGGACGATAATTACATTGACTCGAAATTAAATAACCGACCACGTTATGGCATCGGAATCAATAACAATTGTAACAACTGCCGGGTGGGGTCGAACTATATCAGCTGGGTGGCAACGGCTCCTGTGTATGCGAATGCTTCGAACTGGAGAGGTGATTATACCATCAACAAGACCAATGTCCTGTGGTCAGGCAATAATCTAATGGGAGAAGTATCCCCAGGAACGGTTGCAGAAGTGGTTCCAACCAAAAAATTGTCTGATTGCCGGAACGGATGGATCTTGGTCTGGAGTGATTACGACTTCGGTGCTTCCTATAATGATTATGATTTCAACTATACCGTCATACCGAAATATGCTGCTGAAGCCTATAATGGCAAATTACACGCATTTTCTGTTAGTAGCTATTTAAATACCAACGGTGCGGCGCTAACCATCAAACTAATCAATGTCTATAACGAAAAACTCACAGGAATTGCAACAAACAACATGATGAGTAACGGAACAGTCGACGTTACTCTTCGTCAGGTCATCGAATGGTAAAGGGGGAAGGAACATGAAAGCATATATCCACGTGCAGGAAGAGGGACGTGTCGTCGGTATTGCCACGACACGCAGCATGGAACAGGAAATTGAAGTGGAGGTCGTGGAAGACCACGAAGTATTAAGGAATCCTCTGGTGTTTCGTTACCAGAGAAAACAGTTAGTCAGAGATAACGTGTACGAGGCGCTTCTTATCAAAGAACGCCAACAGCGTTTGAGTAAGCCGAGCTTGGAAGAAAGACTCACCCTCGTCCAGAAGGCGCTCGACGACATGATCATGGGGGGAATGAGCTGATGGCGGAATATATGGGACAGCGGATCATCGATGGCGCATTCACTTATCTTGAGGTCATTGTCAAACGCCCAGAATTAAAAAAAGGCATTGATGCGTACCTAACCCTAAAAGGTCGAATTGATTTAATCAAATAGAAGAAGCCCCTCGGGGCTTCTTTTTCTGTTAATCTATTAAAGCAACTAAACCAAACAAGATGATCCACAACGGAATGGAAATCAAAATTCCCCAAAAACATCCTACTGCAAACGAACCTTCTCTTTCCATGAACGCTCACCCCTATTGGTTGTTGTTTTTATTTAGATTTTGAAAAGTGGATGTCATCGATGAGGATATAGTCAGCATCGATGTTTCCAGTAATAACGGCAGGTTTGACCTTTGCTGCGTATTTTGGGACAAAGAGCAGGGCGTGACTTCTAGACGTTCGGAATTTAGTTCCGTCTTGTGCCGTCACATCACTGCTTTCACTAAATATTTCCAAATAGTCAAAATCGTACATCCAGTTACCCATGGCATCATACCAACTGAATCGATACTTAATCTCGTTCCTGGCACTCACTTTATCTAACAAAAAGAGAGCAGATAGATTAAGCATTTCCCCGGGTTCCACGGGAATCAAACCCTTATATTCGACTTTTAACACGTTGTCCGGGCGAACGATATTGTATCGGAGGCACTTAGAACCCTTTAATCCTTCTTGGGTGATAATGGGGCCGGTTACACTGTCATGATAGGAGCAATACCAAGACCCGTCCGCTTCCTTATTGGCCATTGTCAAATAGGTTCCCACCATCGATTCCTCAAAATCGCCATTTCTTACGAGATTCCCGCTCCTCGATACATGGTTTTTGGCAATCGAATTCGTATTGATAACTTTACGGGATATCAAACGAATATTCTCGTTCTCATCGTCCACCATGAACCGGTTGTCAATATCGTATGGATCATAGTTGTCATATCTCGTCTCCATCCCATCAATATCTAAATAGAGTCTGATTCGACCGCCAGATGGGTTGGGCAGATTCGTGAAAAGTTTGGTTGGACGTTTTAAGTAGACAATCAAGTTGTTGATGTAGAACGAATTTCTCCCCCAGCTCTCCGCATCCAAGGTGGACTCGGCTTTATAAATCAACTGCTCGCCTACTCCAAACCAATCACCTACTTTTTCAATGTAGCAATGATCCAATCTTGTGCTCACTCCTGAATGAGTGGAATAAAAGAGGGGGGAGCTGTTGAAGTCGAAGGAACAATGATTAAACGTCTGGTCATGGCCGGCAGCATCTACATATACAGCAGGTTTCTTGCATCCAGCAATAATACAGTTGTCGTAATTGAAGTTTTCTCCCGAATTGTACTGCTTTCCTGGCGTCGGACTGGTTACCCAAATGGCGTGATTGTTCAGTTCCCAATGACAGTGTTTGAAAGTTCCAATGTAATTATTGATAGAGTTATGTTTAATTGCCGCATGAAGCCCATACACATTGGCATTCTCAATTACATATCTCGAAACAGGTAGAGCTTGATTGCTGGCAATGTCACGATCCCCAATTTCAATTGCAATCGTATTATTGCCAGTCGAATCATTGTTCAAGGTGGTTGTAAACGTAAATGTTCCATTTGAACCGTCAAAATACTTTCCACGTGTCCAAACGTTTTTGCGCAAATGAATCGGCTTAGTCGCATCGTTGTTGCCATAGATGGGATCTCCAATACTAGGTGAGATCCAAAAAGCGGTCCCATTAAACTGCAACTCAAATTCCACGTTACCCAATGCTTTTAATTTCAAATAAGGGGACATTTTTATCTCCTTATCAATAATGTACTTACCACTTGGAACATCCACGGTATTCTGTTTAGAAAACCCAAACGTCAAAATCTCTTGACGCTTTTGGTTAATCATTGCTTGAATGGTGTCACTGTCACCAATAGAATCGTCTCCTAACACATTGTATTGTCGTATGTTAGTCATTCCGCTGGTTAGATTCGCTGTATCATTCTTTATCGTCGATATCTCAGTCGCTATTTTTTTCGCTGACCAGGTTTCAATCGTACTGGTAGTGGATTCATCATCGATTTGGATACCTCCACTCCCCGAACTCAAATTAGAAATGAATTCCTCCATATCATGCAGGTTATTGAATTTCACAATTCCACATCCTTTTTCAATAGGACTATTTTACTATATTGTATCAAAAAAAAGACCGCCATCTGGCGATCCTTAATGTTTATTTCTTTTTTTGTCTTCTAGAGTATTCCTTTATTAATTTAGAATAAGCATTGGCCATCATCCAAATACTTTCTTTTTCATCATCGAAAAACTCAATGTTGTAGTCATCTAAATTACTGTTTATCGTCTTCAAATAATCCTTTAGGATGTTAGCACCGCCACCGACAAAATAACAGACTTCCGTTTGAGAGTTCTTTGCCCAGATATTACGTAAGAGTCGGTATTCCTTTTTCGCTAAATCCATGAGAATGCGATCAACGATAGGGTGAACACTCGTTTTTTTTCCTTTGACCATAATGTGATGGCGATCCTGTTTTCTGGTTAGGAGTTCAACTACATCCCTGCGACTGTCTAATTCAACCCCATGCTGAATTCTAATTTCCTCTCTGATTGCTTCCAATGCCTCTGATACCCCCAGGTTAAAACCTTGTGCTTTATCGTCATCTACATTGCGGTTTTTAATAACAGCAATATCTGTAGATAAGCCACCTATATCCTGAATCAAAATTCGTTTATCAATTAATTCCTTATTAATAATTTTTAAGTCATGATCCATAACAAGATTGATAAAGGCTGCAAATCCTTCTGGATAGACTTTTACTTCATTGAATCTAATATTAACCTTTAATCCCTGATATTTTGGCGTAACAAGAAACTCAATCTGGTGAGTGGACTCAAGTAATCTCGACCGATAACTTACATCTTTCCCTTCTTTTATTTCACGAAGAGGAAGACCGGTTCCTAATGTGTAATGAGCATTAACGATATTTTCAGACCGTTTAAACTGATTGAAATTTTCTTCTCTTACTGCATCTAAAGCAAGAGTCGTAAATAACATCACCAATGTTTGGTCCTCATCTGATTTACAGCTCCCAGGATCTAGCTCCGTTGCATTATCACTTTTAGTTGCTAAATTCCCCACACGATAGATCATATTGTTTTCTTTTAATGCTGGAGAAACGACTTTAACGTGAATACCCTCCAATGGATTTTTACTATTTATCTCCTCGATCCCGATGATTGGACGTTCCGCTGTATCCCTTGCGATGATATTTGGGATATTCAATTCGTACTCTAAATTTCCAAAAATAGCTTTTATAGAATCATTTCCAACATCAATAGCAGCAATCCGGTTTACCATGAAAAATCAATCCTCTCGTTTTTTTAAATTTAAATGTATACAAAATTGTATGCGTTGGGATTTGTATACATTTATGTATGCTTTTTTGTATACATGAACAATAGACTGGTACCTTTTCTCAACATCTCTTCCAGATCATTCATCCCTGGCTGCCAATAATTCTTCTTTGAAGGTTAAATAATTCCATCGTAAAGTACTCAACATCCTCTGATGTTTTGGCAATTTGAACACACAGCTCCATAAATTTGATCCTTTCTTCAATGAAAAAACGCTGCTTTTTTGACATGACAAGCACCCCTTCTGTCCTAATGAGATTTTATTGTGGAATATATAATGAATCATATGAGAAATTTGTGCAGAAAATACCTAAAAAGATTCCGCATAAATTTCTCAAAAAGTCCTTGCCAAAATTACCATTATTAGGCTATACTGACATCAAGAGGAAATTTCAATTCTTTTCCGTGAAGACCAAATTTCAAATTTGGTATTCATCGGGAACAGATTTCTTCTAAACTTCACCCATTTTGGGGGCGCGGCAACCCATCTCAACTGCTCGCCTCAACCGTCCTTTGACAACTCAATACAAGACGTAAGTATCTGTCTACTCATCCCCAGTCCACTCACTCATTCCCTCATTAATGTAACCGAGGTGAAATAAGTGGGAACTATAAAACGAAGCAAATTTGACGACCAAGTAGAGAAACAAATGGAGGAGTTCTTTAAGTCAGCTTGGGAGAATCGCAAACAAATTAGCATCATGTCCGCAGTCATCATCCCTTCATTATTTGTATACATGTGGTTGTATCAACGGCCATTTCTCGCAAAATTCATACCAACAACAAAGATTCAAAACATCATAAATTACTATTTTCCTAAAATATTGGTCGCAGCACTTCTTATGATAATTCTCCTGTTGATTAGAGGAATTTTCACCCATTTGTGGAATAAAAAGAAATATGTATACAGCCTTGCGCTACCTCATTCTAAAGATGGAGTTACACCACAGACTTTAGGTGAGGCCATAAGGATTATTCACAAATCAAAACGTTCACCTCTCGCCCGTTTGATTTTCGGGAAAGAAAGATACAATTTTTTAATTCATTATGGAGACGACGAAAGCATTTGTTTTTACCTGGGAGCACCAAAAGACCGAATTGACTATTTCAAAAAACATTGGTCATCCCTTTACTCACGGGTCGAATTTTATGATCCAGATAAACTAAGCAAACTAAGATTTCCTGAAATGTGGAAGAAGAAGAAGTTTAAATTTCTTCCATTTGAAATCAAGGTGAAAAATAGAAACTCCGTGGGAGGGAGATTAAAATTTATCCGTAAAAAAATGGATAAAACCTTATCGCTCTCCAGGTATAAAGTCGATAAGCTCCCAATTGTTTTAAATAACATGGAGCCGAATACTTGGTTGCAAATTGCTTTCGTCCCGAATAACGGCAAAAAACTGCGGGAAGAAATTGAAGCTGCTCAAAAAGAAAACAAAAGCAACAAGAAATCAAACGAGCGATCCTTTGTAGACAAAGAGGAATTGAAATCATGGGATCATCGCTTTTCTGGAAATGAGGTTGCTTTTGATGTAACGATTTCCATTGCAACAGAACACTATCCCGGCGTTAAGATGTTGAAAAGTGTAGGTCAAGCGATTGATGGGCTTATGGAGGATGTAAATGGTTTGAAATATCGGAAGATGAGACATTCGGTTTCTCATTATCCTTCCATGCATCGCTATCGAATGGTATGGGTTGGGAGCGAATTAGCCAATCTCGTCCACTTTCCACACTTAACTGGAGAAGGACTTGTCGTAAAACAAAGAGACTTAATCCCTCATAATTCTGAGGGGAGAGAACTTCTTCCTAAAAATGTTCTATCCAATGAGAACGGAGTCCCATTCGGATATCAATTCCATCCGTTTATAAAAGATCGTGAAGTCCGAGTGTTACCGCGTTATATCGGTGAACATTGGGTTCTCACAGGGGAAAACGGTTCGGGTAAATCCACTCTTTTAAATCAGATTTTAAAAAGTTTTAATGATGATTTTCTAAATAAAGTGCTGTCTGCTGGCTATTCATTTATAGACCCTGCAAGGGATACCGCACTTTTAATGCTGAATAATTTGATGGTTAGAGAAGTATGGGAAAAACAAGCAGCAGAAAGAGAAGGAAGAGAACCGAGATTCCAAATTAATTGGAACAAAGTAAAATGGGTTTCTTGGAGAAACTCCGATTTTCCTCCAGCGCTCAACTTATTTTACAAAATGGAGGGAGAATCTGAGGAACTAGCAGCCGATCAAGTTTTCAAAGTGATACAAGATTATTTTCAACCGGCTCCACAAACGGAGAGACTTTTAAAAATGTCAATTCGTACCTTAATGGCCGATACGGAGGAACAGCATATCGTTTTGGGTGTTCGTCCTCTTCTCTACAATGCAAAGTTTAGAGACCCGATCGTTGATCGCCTTGCTAAAACCGGGAAACACCGGGATATCGTTGAATTTTGGCGTAATGAAGCAGAAGGAATGCTTGATGCTTCCGCTATCTCTTTATTAAACCGATTAGACATTTTTTCATCTAATACGTTTTTAAAGCGTGTGTTCGGACAAAAGAACTTTAATTTTCCACTCCGCAAATGGATGGACGAAGGATATATTATTCTTTATGATTTTAGTGGGATGAGTGAGACAGAGATATCGTTAGTAGGCAGTTACTTAACTTACTTGTATTATCGAATTGCAGATACAAGGGACGCGGAATCTACTCCATTGTTACATCTATTTTGTATTGATGAAGCTCATAAAGTTCGTGCTTCAATCCTCCCTTACATTGTCCGCGAACAACGTAAAAAAGGTTTAGCCCTGGGAGCTGTCACGCAAAGTATCATCGACTTACCGGATGAATTGTTTGACGCTTTAACAGAGGTAACAGGTAATTTATTTGTCTGTAAACAGGGTCCAAAAAATGCGAGGCTTGCCGCTTCTGCTTTCACTATCGAGGATAGCAACGGCAAGCAAAAGACGGTTTATTCCGAGGCATTTTTAAGAAACCTTCCTAAACGAACCGCTGTTGTAAAAATAACGGATAATGTAGACGGAGTAGAAAAAGCATATCAAACAGTCGTAGAAGTTCCTCCGCTCGATCGTTATTTACCGAACGGAGAAATAGCTACCTTTGGAGATAAAAAGAAAATTGCAGAATCTAATCGTTGGACCATGGATAAAGCGAAAGAACTTCAAAGTAATGACGGTTTGCACTTTACAGAGATTGATAAACAAATTGACAATTATTTATACGGAGAAGTTCCAGAAGCAGAAACGATGGAAACACCAAAACAAAATGTGGTATCAATGCTGTCTTTATTGGATAAGACAGATAGTGGAGGGAATGATTCGAGTCATGATCAAAACAGTGAGGATGATTATCCGCTTACGGTCATCAAAAAATCAGAAGATCCAGAACCACTTGATTATGAAGAGTTGCAGCGAGCATTAGATGAAGAGCAGGAAAAGGCTCGGAAAATGCAAGAAGAACAAAGCGGCAGCCTTTTGGATCTCTTGTGAGGTGATAAAGCGCTAGGTCTCACCTTTCCCATCCAATAATTAAATCTCTTTGGAGGGAACCAATGAAGTACTTACCATTAGACGAACAGGACAGACAGCTTCTTTTACATTTGCATAAATTCATTTATCTGAGCAAAGAGTTCATCGATAAATACATTTACGTATTAGAAATCGAAAACGAAGAAACATTAGCCCCAGAAGAAATCGAAAGGCTTCAAAGGAATAATGAAAAAAATAATTATAGAAGGTTATCCACACTTGAAAAGGCAGGGTATATCACTTCTTTTGCCCTGCCAATCAAGGAAGGACATAAAAGACCATCTAATGTTTACACACTACAAAAATTTGGAGTGGATAATGTAGAGCAACTAACAGGTGCTGTGCATTGGAATGCCAAGTGGAGCATTCAACCTCCTCCTTGGTATCCACACACATTAACATTATCGGAAGTTGCCAAAAGCTTTGAAACTCACGCTTCAGGTATTGTGGTCAAAGAATGGATTGCAGAAGCAAAAGCCTACTACCAATTCTTTGAGAAAAAGGTTGGTAGTAAAGATTCAATATCTCATAAAATTCGTCCTGACGGAATAATGGTACTTGGCAAACCCGACAAAGATGGTGAATTAAGCAGTAATAACATTGGAGTCTTTATGGAGATGGAGAGATCCTACGCTAGTCGCACATCGCTTATTGGGAAAATAGATCAATACAATCACTTCTTTGATAGAAGTAACGAGGAAAAATATGCGGAGCGCATGAAGAAATACGACCGTCATGTTGGTTTTGAGCATCCGATTTCCCACTGGATGATCTTATTTATTGGTAATAATGGATCTATGGCAAAGAGAATTGTGCAAAAACATTTGCGCGATGAAAAGTGTTTAGTTCCATTAAAAGTCGCATCCAAAGACGATTTGTTGGTCAATCCATTCGGAAAAGTATACCGAGCTTTAGGGAATCCAAATGAATTGACCGGCTTGTAA